AGCATTCCCTCAGGTTGTCTTACGGGTAGTGTTTTAACGTCCGGCTTTTAATAGTAGCCAGATAAAAGCCTGAACCCATAATTCTTTTTGCATTCATCATTTTACAAGAAAACCAATCAATTAGCTTCATCACTATCGGAGAATGTTAGAGAATCACGGAAAACATCATGCCCCTTTTCATGCCCCGAGCGTCTATTTTGCCCCCAAATTTGCCCCCACATGCTATCTTGTTTTGCGTAGCTCCTTCCAGTTTCGAAACCAGCCGCTTTACGCATTCCATCCCCATCGTCATAATCGCCACGAATCCGTTTGTAAGATTAGGTGCGCACCGTTTTTATACCGGACATTCATCATCACCCAATGCGCGATTGACGAAGAACGTCACCCGTCCAAGAACCTCCAGTTCCTCAAGCGCAACACCCTCAATGGCTTCTCCATCATCAGTAATTAGTGATCTATCCATCAGTTTTGCAAACTGGGTACGGCCAGCGCACAGGATCAGGAGAACGTCGCCTAACCTCTTTTTATCGGCTGGCTCAATGACAGCAAAGCCAACATCAGTTTCAAGTACTCTGCTTTCCGCGCCTATGTTGCATATGACTTCAGGCGATAGCTGTCGTTCGACATAATCGTTAGCAGGTGATGCAAATCCCATTATTGCACCCTCCCCATGTTGCGTAAGATCCAATAGCGGTTTTCGCTGCCGTCGATGGTCTTATCAGCGAAGTCTTTTTGATAGCGCTCTATCCATGCGTTCGCATCTTCTCGCGTGTAGTGCCAGTTGAACTGACGCAACTTCTCGATGAAGCAGTCGGTACGAAGATAGCGGTAGCCTTTCGGGTTTAACTCTATTGCCGCTGCAAACGCGGCATGGATGTCTGCTGTGCGTGGCATAATCACCTCACAAAATAACTGTATGTATATACAGCATAACTTGTAAGACTAAGAAATCAAGAGTTAAACATAAAGCCCACTTTTGCGGGCCTGACCGTTTAATTTTTAAGGAAATTATTTATTAATCTTAAATTCGCTCCCAGTTGCTAAGTTTTTCCATGTGTTACCTGAGAACACAACCAAACCAAGCCCGCAGGGGAGAGAATTATTCGTGTTAATCACAACTGATGATTCTTTTGCTTTCAACAATGAAACGTCACAGCAGATATTATTAATTCCAGGCCTTGTGCTGATTACACCTCCATTATCAGCAGCAATTGTGTTGTAATCACAATCTACATCACCTGAAATTGTAATCTCCCCACCTTTTACGTAAAATATTTTATCTGATGGATTCCCATTGATTACTTTTGTATTAGTTATTTTCAAAAAAAGCTTAGATGATAATACTTGTGCAATCCTGCCTCTACCATTGCAAGTATAGTTTATAACATTTAGATTGCTTGCTGTAGACATTCCAGTGTTAATGTTTATCCACCCGCTTACACCGTTCTCTTGTAATACCCCGCTAAAAATAGCCTCATCAACCCTACAATCACCAATCATCCTAGCGATACATCCGTTTTTAGTATTTTGAAATTTTGCCTTATAGTTATCAATGACAATTCGCTCAATGGTTCCTCTATTGAGAACAATGCTACTATTTGAGTTATCTATGAAATCAGTGTATCCATTGCATACAGTAAGATTGCCTATAACTGAAGTTTTATGATTAACTCCTACAATGCAAATCGTTTTGCGGGGGGGGTTCTCAATATGAAGATTGTGAATCTTGGTGCCAACGGTGCTGCTAATGCGAATAGTTTGTTCGTTAACGCTTGAATTGTATATATTCCTGAATGTTGCATTTTGTATTTCTATACCAAACTTTCCTGAAGCGAAGTTTCTATCATCAATATCAACCACTGGATATCCATCAGCAGGAATAGCGTGGATATCTTCTACAGTAAGACTCCTTACAGTCGTGCTCAGTAAATTTGTATCACCCCAGACTCTAAATACTGCATGCTTTGTATTGCCGTAAATACCCGTTATACGGAATTTATCGAAAGCACCAATATCATTACCAGTTATTTTAACTGCGCACAATGCTGAGTCGCAGTACAATCCCGATACATCAACATTTGAGAAGTCGCCTGGTTCGGAAATATCATAATTTGCATAATCTCCGATAGTAAAAGCCAGCATATCATCGCCAGTTTTACCTTTAAGATCTCGTATATAGGCATTTTTTATTGGTGGCTGACAGTGCAGACCGTCAGAAAAGGTATCAAAATTAAGTCCATTAACGGTAAGATTACCTATTTTAGCGACCAGCCATGCATATTTATTTGCATTTGAGACTTTCAAACCCCCACCAATATATAAATTCTCTATATTTTTTAAAATATTGCACATGTGTGTAAGGTTAGATGTTTTTTGATTTTTACCATTAAAATCAATTTCACCAGAACCAGCAATTTCGATTGTTTGGTCTGGCTTTTCTGAATTCTCATGGTATGCGTAATTCTGAAAGATATTGCAATTGGAGTTATCTGCAAGTTTTAATGTGACACCATTCCCAATCCAAATTCTAGTAGAGGATGGTATTACCAATGTTCTGTCAGTCAGATAAACTCCAGGCTTAATAAAGCGGATATCGCCACCTGAAGAAATCAGCTTTGCCATTTGTTTGCCGTAAACCTTATCGCCAGGCTCAATGCCGTATGCCTGTGGGGTTAGGAATCCTTCCCCTTTTAACGATGGTGAATCTTCCTTCGCCTTCTTTGTACCAGCGATAGCTGTTCCACCAAGCAGTAGTGAGGCGGGTAATAGTCCCAGAAGATTGCGGCGTGTAGTTTTCATAAAAATCCCTTAACTGATAAATATGCAGATGATACCTGAAATCTCAAGCGGTCTCATCTGATAAGTATCGCTTGCAAAAATAGCCTTCCATGGCGCTTTGCGTTAGATTATGCTGTTGTATGTTGCACCTGTGTAGATATGCTTCCATACCTTGCTTTGAACAGAGACCATTCCAACACCACACGATAATGATGCATTCGAGTTATAGCAGGATGAATTATCTACAGATGTTAATTTTGTTAAATCACAAGCTATGTTGTGAATCCCCCGCATTAACCTGATGGTTCCAGCATTTGATGTCGCTAAAGTATTAGAACCATCGGTATCAACATCACCACTTATGTAGTATGTTCCAGCATTCGATGAAAATGGAACGAACCCCGAAGCAACCGGTGCTTTTACGTTTCTACAGTAAACTTTAGCTGTAGTCCCAGTTAGATCGACAACGCCTGTGCTTCCATCAAATGTTGCATTGCTGATATAAATTTCCGGTTGTGTAGCCATTGCGGCAGTTGAGTAGAAAGCTGCAAGCCCGCGCAATTGGGTTAGGTTGTTTACGTGCATCTTCGTAAGGCTATTATTTCCAATACCTCGATAAACTCTCCCTTGAGTAGTATTGGTGAAGGAAGCCTGGATATTATTCAAGAAAACCTGTCCTAACACGCCTCTATTCTGAACGACTGATGAATTGGCATTTACAGGAAAGATTGTTCGACAGTTGTTGATGATTAATGTTTCACAGAATGTAGTGTTGGCATTGTTCAGCGCTACCAACCCAAGGCCATTACGTGGACCATTGTTTATAGTTAACTGATGTACCATCGTCCCGTATGTACCTGAAATACCAACAACGGGCGCTACGTCGTTTCGAGTATAAACATTCTCAATGGTTAAATCGTCAATCTCCACTCCATATAAGTTAGGAGGAGCACCATATCCACGGTCATTAATTTCTATGATTGGGCAGGCGTTTGCAGGGTTAGGAACTGCATAAATTTCGCTAACATGTAAATTATTGACCTTTGTATATGTCAAGCCGTTGGTGTCAGCATTAAATCGTGCCACAGCGTGATTAGTGTTGCCATACAAGCCAGCAATTTTCATGCGCACATAAACGCCGGAGCCGTCGCCACCGAAGGTCAAAAGCGTTGTAGTTGTCGTTCCTTCATCGTTGGCCTGGTTCAGGCTATAAATCCCAGCGATATCTACGTTAGAGAAATCACCTGGCTCACTGATGTCGTAAGACGGATAGTCACCCACTGTGAGAGCGCACATATCATCGCCTGTTACACCGCTTAGGTTTCGGATGTAAACATTCTGACAAGGATTCTGTAAATGAATACCGTCTGAAATGGTATTAAAACGTAGACCATCTACATGCAAATTCTGAATTTTAGCTATCAGCCAACAGTATTTACGGGCGTTGCGAACGAGAATGCCGCCACCGATACGTAACGTGGTTACGTTTTTGAACACTGAAGCCATGCTCCCGGTGCCATTAAATCCTTTTGCCAGACCATTAAAATCAATGGTTCCCGGCCCCCAAACTTCAATGAAGTCGTCTGCTGTTCCCGCACCGGCATTAACCGCATAACTGTAATTCTGAAGAATATTGCCGTTGTAACTATCAACAGCTTTAAGAATAACACCTGCGCCAATCCATAACCGAGTACCTGAGCGCAATACCCAAGCACGATCTGTAAGATATGTACCCGGCTTCTCGAAACGGATATCCCCTCCAGCAGCAAACATAGCATCCAGACCGGAGCCAATGATGTTTGTGTTGCTTGGTTCAATACCATACATCTGAGGGGTGCGGTATTGAATGGCAGATCCGACAGTGCCAGCAGGATAGACAGAGCCAACCGAAATCCCTACCAGGCCAGCGCCACTCACCGCTGCAAGCGCAGCCCGCAATGACGCATCCCCTACCCCAATCCACGCCCCAGGCGCAATACCGCCAGTGCTTGCCGGGGTTGAGTTAGCCGGAACAACTTTCGGGCCTGAAGCAAACGAACCAGTCCATTTGTAATACTCGCCGTCGGCGGTATTCAGCAGCACCTCATTCGGGTTGTTGATAGTCGCGCCGGTGGTGAATGTTTTTCCTGTAAGGATCACGTAACCGTAGGCGGCCATTGCCTGCTGGGACAGATAATTGATGCCCTCAATGGTGTAGTGCTTCTGACCAAAGCGATCGGTATAGGTCCAGCCCTGAGAGGTAACAAACTCGTCAATTTTCCCTGCGTTGAACTTCAGGTCGCGAGGCGATTCACTCGGTACTGCATCTTGAGTTGGTTGCGTAGCCATATTGATTCCATAAAAAAACCCGGCGCGGTGGCCGGGCTGGGATTGTCAGAAAGGGTCTTATTGGTAGATGGCGTCGCTGTACTCAGCGACAGTCAATGACACAGTGTTGTCGGTGTTTGGCTTGATGCTGTTTACTGTCCAAAGTTGACTGTCCAGTTCTTCCACTGTCGCGATGAGATAGCGTGACGGGAGCTGCACAGTGTCTCCGTTCCATATGTTGAGCTGAATGCTGGGTATTGCTGCGGTGAATCCGTATTTCGTGTCTGTGCGTGCGATTGCTGGGTAGCGCAGTGTCGGATTACCCAGACTGTCGGTCACCAGCACATACATCGAGCCGGTAAACGTGATCGGCTCGCTTGTATCAAAGTTATTCCCGGCGCGGCCGGTTATGTAACCCTGCTGCTGGTTGCTGTCGTAGATGTCTGGCATCTGGATAACACTACCGACCTGGATAATGCCGTCTTCAAACACTTTTGCGTTCATCTTCACGCGTGAGTAAATCAGGCGTTTAGTTTCGCGCAGCGCGCGCTCCCGCGCCTGGTACTCGTTGCGAAAGCCGACTATCTCCAGCTTGTTCGGGTTTTCCGCTTCTTGCTCGACGATGCCGCCGTTCAGCACGCGGTAGTTGATGTACGTCTTGTTGTTTGTAGTCGGGTGAACGTAGGACACTTGCACGCCGTCATAACCGCCAGGAAGCGTGGCCTCGTACGTCATTTTGTACTCGTCCGTTTTCATGTTGGCCCGGTTGAATACGGCCGCCGGGTAATCAACCTTCTGATCGCGGGTAAACGTCAGCACGCCGTCATCCCAGTAAGCAACCACTGAGGCCGCATTGCAGATCGCCTGCACGCGGTCGCCGAGAGAGTCGTTCTCGTCATCAAACGTGTAGTCGAAGTAACCCAGGCGCTCGTCAGGCAGGCTTTCAGCGATAGAGTACAGGCCGTACAGGTCAATGCTGCTGACCGGCTGCTCGCCCATGATTATCCAGGTATGCGCTACCGCATCGGCGAATGAACGAGATGGACGCAGCGTGTAATCAACAGTCTGGGTGTCGAGGTCGTATGTGATGGTATGGCGTGTCACCAGAGCGTTATATTTGCGCTCGCGGCTGCCAAGGGCGTTCTCAGTCGCCCTCACCTTTACCCGCACCAGCGTGTCTGTCGGGTGAACGACATTTGTCCGGATGTTAATGCTGTGGATTTCTTCGACCTTCAGCAGACTGGCATCGCTGGAGTTATCGGTGCGCTGGAAGCTGACCGCGTATTTCCCGAAGCCGCCTGACGGCGTTAATTTGTCGGTGCGATAGAAAACTTCGCTTGTCGACTGGTGAGGCGTCGTCTGCCGGTACGTGAAGGTCTGCTGCGTTCCCGGCACCTGATTGTAGTCATCGTCAATTTTCCATATGACCACTTTCCAGTTGGTCTCTTTCTTCCCGCCCAGGCTAGATTGGGTGTGCAACCACAGCTGCGTTGACTCGACCGGGGAGAAGAACGGCCCAACCACCAGCGCCTCGTTATCGTTGAGGATGAACTTCGTGGTGTTGATCGTCGCATTCGCAGGGATGTCCTGCGGTCCATCAAGTTGGTTCATCGTAAACGTGTACCAGCGCACCGGATTCACCACTGCACCGTCGTTTGTCTCAACGGCGGAGATCAGCGTGCCGGAGAATGTCGCGTCGGTAGTAACGCTGCCGGAGGCGGTGCTGTACGTCACGTTGATTGTGAACGTGACGGCGTGCGGCAGCACCAGCCCCATGAAATAGTCGAAATCAGCCTGCTTAATGATTTTCATCGCTATCTGGCCGCCGGAATACGTTCCGCTGACCACGGTGGTAGCGGTGGCGCTCTCTACCGGGAAATCGCTAGCCTCGTTCTGGCCTGGTACTTCCTGACCGTCTACGTCATCGAACCCGTAGCCCTCGACGATTTGCGGGATGACCTCGCCCGGCTGGAAGAACTGGAATTCTGCACCGGCCAGAGAGCCAAGGCTTGATTCTGAGTAGCGTACAGACTCGTAGTCGTATTTGCCGATCCCGATGCACATCCACTCAGTGACGTACTTCAGGCCGCCGTCGGTAGCCGTCTGATGAACGTATTCGAATACTGATTCTTGGATCAGGTCCGGGAACGAGCGAATCTGGCCGTAAATATCCGGTTTGGCTTTATATACTCGCGCCGTGTTTGTCTGACCGGTCAGGCTATTATTGGGCGAGTCGACAGAATTTCCGCCGCTGTTCGCAATGGCCGGCTTCGGAGCCAGAAACGAAAACACCTGGCCCACTACTTTAAAGATTGGGCTCAGAATGTCGCCGACAATGCCCTTCGGCTGGTCGAAAATCTGGATGTTGTCCAGCTCGCTCAACTCAAACGCCAGCTCATCATCGTCGCCCAACTTTACGCCATTGCGGACGATCAGCAGATCGCGGTGAAAGGTAGCGTCATTGGCCGCCAGCCAGTCATAAAAAAGGGTGCCGTTTGGCACCCTGTAGCGTTCTTTTGGCGTTCCCGGGAAACGCTGGAGTTCAATCAACGCCATACGAAAAATACTCCACCTTTGTAAATGCCCGCTGAATGACCAGCAACGAGTCAATGCGTACGCTTCCGTTCTCGCCGCGAGAGTGCAACGCCTGCCTGTTAAGCACCAGCCCAACGTGTGCCGGCTGCGCGCCGCGATATCCGACGAATATTCCGCCCTCAACCGGCTTATCAGCCTGGCGCCAGAAAACGACGTCACCCTGATAGCAGGTGAAGAAGTCGGCCCCGGCTTCGTAGTCCGGCGTCTGGTGCAACTCAATGCCGAGGACATGGCGGTAATACAGGACCACCAGCCCCCAGCAATCCACCTTTTCGAACGAACAGGCCCGGTTAGCCCACGGCACGCCGATCATCCTGCTGATAAAATCAGAGGTACTGAAGTCCCGTGTATTCGACTGGATCATAAAGGCGACCAATGTTGTTGTTTAATGGGTTGGTAATGGAAAGGGTTACAGATGCGGCATCTGAATCAACGTCAACAGTCTTCACAAAAAGCGTCCAGTTTTTCATAGGCGCAGATGTGTCTCCGCTATCGAAAATCTGCCTGGTAGCGGTGATTGGTGACAGCCTTGACACACCCTTCCATTTTTTCATCAGCGTTTTGATGTCTGATGAAAGCCGCCCCAACTTAACAGTGGCGTCGATCACCGGAGTACCGCTCTGCTGACTCTCTTCGATTTCAAAGCGCGCTGGCGTGTACGTCTGGCCGCCGAGCGTCTTCGGGAAGAACTGCTTATCGACCAGGCGGACGTAGCCAAAGGATGGATGGTAGAACGTGATGGTGTCGTACAGTCCGCGCGTCGGGCGCTGCTGCTTATAAGCTCTGAAGGTAGGCATCACGGCACTCTCGGTAAAGATTCCGGGTCGCGCCCGTCAGGATAACCAGTAACAACGATATCCAGCCACGAATCCCATGGCGGCGGTAGTTCAACAATGATATCGTCGAACTCGTCGTCAGCGTTGTACAGATGGTTGGCAATAACGGTTCCTGTCCATGTCACTACTCCGCCGTCGATACTGGTTTGCACCGGCATCTGCGTGAAGTGAAGCTCCTGCAATTGCAGGCCACTGCCGCCAAGATTGATATTCATCCGGAACCAGTTCAGGCCCCGGTTGAGATAGTTCGGGCTGCGTAGCCACTGCTGGAAAGCGCGCTCCTCAGCCAACGTGAAGATCCACGTCAGTGACCAGGTCACTTTCAGGTCGTCGGTTTGATTCTCGAAGATAGCCGGTCCGACCGCTGGCTGATCGGTCTGGAACCCGGTATCGAGAGTCATGTTTTTGCTGGCTTTCTGCGCCAGCGGCAGCCAGTCGGGATAGTCGATAATTGGCATCAGCCCTGCCCTCTTGGCGTGCGTTTAACGTTCATGTTACTGGTTATTGCGTTACTGATTGGCCCGCCGTTGTTCAGGTCAGCGACAATTACATCAACAGTCACTCCTCCATTAGCATCCGTACCGGCCTGCGCATCGACCGAGGATGACGTGTAGTTCTGGATGTTGATTATCACCCCGCCACCTCCGCCGGAAGTCATCTCCTTGTTGCTGATCACCCTGCCGTTGTCGCCCGGTATCATGTACTGCTTTCCGGTACTGGCCTGGTAAATCTCCGGCATGCCGCCTTCGCCGACCTGATACATTCCGCCAGCCGATACAGGGCCGCCGTTCTTGCGTTTGCCTGACAGTGCCAGGATGCCGGCCATCGCGCCAAGACCAATAGCAACAGCACCACCGAATGAAGCCACGGAGGACATGATGGCTGCTGGCGTCCATGCAGCAGTCGACGCAGCGGCTGCCGTGGTGCTGGCAGCGGATTGCACACCAATACCTGCAACCTGAGCTGACGTTGTCGCTGCAATTGCAGCCTGCTGGGTTGTGGAACCCATGATTGCCGACTTAGCCCAATCGACGCCCATTTGCACAAAGGAGTTAATCAGTTGGTTAACAACAGAGTTGGCGAGTGAACGAACAGCTTCCTCACCACTTTGCGTGCCAGTGATAATTCCAGCGAAAGCGCTGGATGCATTATTGCCAAGAGCATCAAGCGATGCCGCAAGCATCTGGTTGGCTGCGCTTTGCTGAGAGAATAGAGTCCACTGTGCCGCAAGGCGTTGCTGCTCGTATTCAGTGTCGGCTGCTGCGCGCAGAGCCAGTGCGTTCTGGTGAGTGATAAGCCCCTGTTGCTCGTATGCCTGAATAAGCGCGAGTTTTCGGGCGTTTTCATTCGCCAGTTGCTGAACCGGGTCCACGCCACCTACAGCATCTTGCTGTGGTGTCACCGCCTGCTGCGCGCGGATTTTTGCGAGATTTGCCTGGTGTGTGGCCTCGAGTCTCTCAGATGTCTGATTGAACTGCTCCTGACTGATTTTCTTAGCAGCCAGAGCGGTATTCAGATCCTGAACATCCTGTTTATAGCTTGCGTTTTCACGCGCTTCTGGCAGGAGTTTCTCGGCTGCGGCTTGTGCTTTGAGTGCGTTGGCCGTATCCCATTTTGCCGCCGCATACTGCCCAGCCAGCGCGATCTGTTCTTTAGTGGCTCCTTTTCCGAGAGACTGCTGCGCATTCAGAATCGCCTGCTCGCGACTCAGATTATTGGTTGAGTCGGCAGCGAGCTCTGACTGCTGTTTGAGGTTAGCAAGTTTCTGAGCAATAGAATCAGCCTGGGAGGATCCTTTCTTCTGTTCGGATTTTAGGGCCTTCTGCGCCTCTGTATTTTTGTAAGTGGCGGCAGCGTCATCCTCCATCTGCTTGGCATGCGGATCATCCTTCGCAAATCCGGCATCTTCGGCAGCGTATTGAGCCTGCAACCGCGCGCGGGCCTCCCCCTGGAGCTTAGACAGTGCCAGATTACGTTCTGACTGCTTAATCAGGTTCTTCTGGCCGCTGGTTAGATTGTCTGTCTCTTGCTTGAGCGCCGCGACGTTGCCTTTGGCGATTACCGCCTCACGCGAAAGTTCTACCAGCTTACCAACGAACGCTGTGAGCGCAGTTTGCCCCTTTTCAGTAGAGCTCTGCGTGTTCTGCAACTCTGTAGCCAAACGCTGTAAAGCCTCTGGCGATGGGTTTTTGGCAATATCTGAAAGCTGCTTGCTCAGTTCGAAAGCTTTCTGCTCGGTAATGCCGAACTTATCCGCCACAGCGCCAACCGTATTGCCGATGCTGTTCGCTGTAGCCTGGAACGCCTGACCTGCCCCATAAGCCTGCTTCATCGCATCGGAATAGTTATCCGTGGTGATTTCCAGAGTAGCCAGACGATCGTTAAAACCATCGACTGAAGCATAGCCACCGGAAAATGCAGAAAGCGCCTTGTCACCGAAGGAAAGTAACGAGCTCGAAGCATCGCTAATCGCCTTCGGTATCTTGTTGATAGCCTCGTTGTATTCCAGCAACGCCTGGTTACGCATCAGCGTTGCTACTTCGGTATTCGTTTTCGCGAGAAGTGCGTACTTATCAGACAGTGCGGCCACGCCATTTTGGGAAATGGTGATCACCTTATCCATCGCTTCGGCAGCATCTTTCAGCGCGTCCATGGCGTTCTTTCCACCATTAAGCGATGTAATCAGCACGCCAGCGATGACAGAACTCAACGCGATCACTGCGCCAACAACCGCGCCGCCCGGACCAAACGCGCCAGCGAGTTGTGAGCCCTGCTGGGAGAATGCTACCAATGCAGACTGCCCACCCTGGACTTGTACGATAAAGTCCTGCACCTGGTAACCGGCCTGCTGCATGCTGCTCTTCCAGCTGCCAGTGCCTTTTGCGCCACCCTCAGCGCCAGTCTTCATGTCATACAGTCGACCGGTCAATTCGCCGATCTTCTGTTTTTCTTCGTCTGTCGCTTTCGACCCGGCGCGGAGCTGTGCAGCAAGAACAGCCGCACTGCGCGCTCCGTTCTCCTGCGCTTCATCCAGCACAGCCAACTGGTTACCCAGCGCCTCGATGATTGATTCTGCACGGCTAAATTCACTGCTCGCACCACCGGTGCCGCTTCGGGCCTCTTCCATTGCACGGGCAATGCCGCTCACGTTGGTGTTCAGCTTGCGTAGCTGGTTGTCCATGGAGTTGGCATATCCAGCCAGTTCTGTAAACGCAGATCCGGTTTGTGATGCGCTCTCGTCGAGGTTATCCATCCCCTTTCCTGACTGCTGGGCCGCAGCATCCAGTTTATCCAGAGCATCAATGGCCTGCTTGCCGCCTTGCAACAGCGGCTCAACGTCGGCGCTGATTTCATAAACGATGCTACCGGCGTTCTTCTCACCTGCCATGTCATTCTCCGGTTATTGCTTTGCTTTTGCCCTGCGCGCGGCCTGTTTAGCCAGGTATTCGTCGGCGATGCTATCGTATTCATCGCGAGTGAAGCCTTTCTGGTCCGGGTATTTAGCCGCCAGCAGCATCTGAAATTCGGTCATCGTTAACTGCGAGGCTTCGGCGCGATTCATGCCGAAGTGGCTGCGAGCTGCGCTGATGTAGTCGAATGCTTTAAACTCTGTAGTGCGCTCGCCTGTTTCATGGCGCTGCAACTGGCGAACCTTGGCTTTTCCGACGATGCCGTGCTGCATGAGGTGCTGCGCCAGCACGATGATGTCGTTCTTTGGCAATCTGCCCGGTCGGTAGACGACGCAGTGCCGCCACCCCTTCCACTCGCCGATCATTGGTGTCAGGTCGTCATCGCAGCACGCCTGAAGTACCAGCATGCACGTTGATAAAAGCTTCTCAGCAGAGCGATTGAATGATGGAGATAGCCATTCAGGAAAGCGTCCCAGCGTGCCAGCGCACACTTCAATCAGCTGAGCAACGTCATTGCCGTGGATGGTGGCGTACGTCTGCACAATTTCTACCGGAGTGCCGATCCTCGTCATAGCCTCGAATGAAGGACGCAACAGGTAGTCTTTCCCGCCTTCGCGGCTATCGCTGATGGAGATCTCGCCAATATCGGTTAAAGCGGTCATAGGTATTCCAGTAAACGGTCATTATCAAGGGCAGCACGCCGCCCTTTGGAATGTCCGTTAGGTAACGGTAACCGTATGCACGGCTACAAAGTTGCCATCTTCGGTGTTGATGATGATCTGCGCGCTGCCCGTGGCGACGCGGTTCACCGTGACGGTAGTACCGGATGCTGAAGCAGTGGCTTTGGTTGGATCGGTTGATGCGACGGTGAAGTCTTTGTTGGTTGCGCCGGTTGGTGCGATGTTCACCGTGAAGGTGCTGGTACCGCCTGCCGTGCCGGTGCTGGTTGCCGGGGTTACCGTTACGCCAGTCACCGCCACCGCAGTCAGCTCGTTCACTTCGATGGTGGTTGCATCGCCGACTTTGAACTCGGTGGAGAATGTGACGATATCGTTGGTACCGCCGTCAGAGCTCAGCGCCGTGATGTTCATGTAGCCGACGAATTCGACCGGACCGTAATCCATGCGTACCCAGATGCCGGGTTGACGTTTGGCCTTCAGCTCGTCAGCGAAATACTTGATGAATTTGCCGACACCGTACTGATCCAGCTTGTCCTTCTTGCGCACTTCACCTTCAAAGCTCAGTGTGAAATCACTGTTGGTGATGATGGTCTCGACATAGCCGCCGCCGTCATCCGCATCAGAGGTAACCGAGTTCGGGTTGAAGTCGAAGCCTTTCGACGTACCAGCAGCCAGCGCCATCCACTCCCCTTCGAGTGGCTTGACGTCCGGGCAGCCATCGGCGACTTCCAGCACGACCGCACCGCCGAAAAGGCGCTCGTTCGAGTTCGGGCAGTTACCCATGTGAAACTCCTCTTTGACGTATAAAAAGAAAACCCGCCGGAGCGGGTTATTTGGTTGGGATGGCTATTCGCCGTAAGTGCAGGCGAACTGGAGTCGGAAGACTATTCGCCCTTCTTCTGTGAGCACCGGCGCGGGAATTGCGCCCATGTTCTGGATGTAGCCTACGCACTCGTCAGCCATGGGGTTGGCCTGGACGTAGTCGACGATGCGCTGCACAGCGTTGAGCGCGTCTTTGCGCTTATCTTTCGCGCCTACGACGTCGACGAGGACGTGGTACTCAGAACCGAGGTCAGTACGAATATTCGAACCGCCATTTGGCCTGAATACCATGATCGCCTTCGACAGGTCTCCTGGGTCGTCGTACATCAGCTGCTGCACCGTGAAACCGGCCGTTAGCCCGGCGTCGCCGAACATGTTGCGCACCCGCTCGTGCATCATGGGTGTCATTTGGTTTTCGCCTCGTCATTAAAGACAACCGTAACCTTGCCGCGCAGTTTGCGAGAATACACACGCAAAGGTCCTCGCCTATGGCATCTAAGCGGTTCAGGGTGAAAACACACAACCCCTCTCTCTTCATCAGCCCATACGACACGGCTAATTTTGTTGCCATTAACAAATACCTGCCGATGCCCACGGCCATCTTCACAGTGGTGGAATGTATCTCTGCTCATAGCGAAAGCTCCTTGCGCATCACCGCATCAACGTTATCGCGCTCGTCATTTGCGCCTTTGGTCAGGAATTGCGGCTCACCATGCGGATCCCAGTAGTTGCCCTTTCCTGTCCCACCACCGAACTCTTTCGGTTTCTGAGGGCCGAACTCAGACCGGTTGCTGGTCACACCGAAGTGCGCGCGTGGCTGGCCTTTCAGCTTGCCGGATGCTTCGTGAACGTACGCGGCATAGTTGGCTGAGTAACCGATGCGCCCGGTGATGAACACGCCGCCAGCGTCGATTTCCCGGAACTGACTGTTAATCAGCGTTGAGGTGTCGATCGGGGTGTAATATGCCGCCCGGGTACCGATAAGCATCATCGCCGACTGTAGTGCGCGAATTACCTTGCGCCCCTTAACGTCGTTGATGACATCGTTCAGGTGCTTTTTCGCCTGGCTGATGCCTTTCACTTTGATACCCATGGCTAGACTCCAGTCAAAATGGCATAGTCATCCGCCAAGCGTTCGAACGTGTCGGCGTAGCGAATAACCTGCCGCACTTCATCAGCACCTGCCACAACCGGGTCAGCCTCGGTAGATACGCCAATCAGCAAGTAATCACCGGCCGCCGCCAGCGCGAACTCTGTCCAGACGGTATTCTTCACGACGGTTTCAGCGCCAAGGCTGGCTAACTTCTTGCTGAGTCCGCCTTCGTAATCACAGAGGATTTGCTCAGGTTCGGCATAACCAAGCGGATCGCCGTATTCGTCATTACCCTCCAACTTTCGCCAGATGGTCGCCGTGGCGGTATATGACCAGTTTGCAACACTCGACACGCGTTACTCCTTCGGCACCGGAATGCGCTCAATCTCAAACCACTCGATATTCAGCGCATTGACCTGCTGGCCTTTACCGACCGGTACGAAAAGACCTATGACATCACCGCATTCCAGCTGCAAATACCGCTCAATGACGATTGGTGAAATCACTGTCTCGCTGAAAGTTTTAACTTCTCCAGCAACGCAGAAAACAATCGTCACATTCAACGCGCTAGCCATGCTTTTTACAGTCGCCATATTTCACTCCTTCCACCTCAGCACCTTCGCGCCAGTCGCCCGGATGCGCGGGCAGTTGATGAACCACTCGCCGTCCGATTTCACGTAGCCTGTAGTCTCACGCCCGGTGTCGGTCATCACCCAGACGCGTACGAATGAGCGCGGCAGCCCGTGCTTAACTGATTTGTACGTCATCAGCAGCCCCCGACCACATCAAAGAAACCGACACTGTTACCCGCGCTGATCGGCAACCCGCCGGCGCAACCGCTGGTATCGAGACGGGACAGCGAGTCGCGCAACCAGGTAATGCTGTCATCGCCATATTCAAACGAACGGGACGCGCCGGACGGCGCACCCTGCGATTTGATGCGGCGAGCGCCGGACGACGTAGCCATGAGCGCGGCGGCGTACATCAGGATCAGCTTTGCGCTGCAGTCGTCATATCCCGCTCCGTCGAGGCACGGGATAATCTTGTTCACCACGCAGAGAATCGGATTCAGCAGCGCACCGGGTATGCTGTAACCCAATTCACCGAGGAACGCCTGCACATCTGCCGCTGTGATTGGGTCAGCCATGGTTATTTCGCCTTTTTGATTGCTTCTGCCAGTGCGGTTTCGGCCTCATCAGCGCGTTTTTTTTCTGCTGCCAGCGCGTCGGCGTGAGCCTTGTCTTTTGCTTCACCATCGGCGATTAGCTTTTGGTTCTGCTCCAGCGCGTCGGCGAGTTGCTTTTGCAGGCCAGACGGGTCGGCCGTCTGCGCGGACGGAGTTGCCACTTCGAAGGAAAGCTTCTCGCCTTTCTTCTTGTCGGTTTCCTTCGCCTTGCCAGTGCTGATCCAGCGCTCAGCCGTTGCGTCGTCAACATCCACCACCGAACCAACCTCCAGTTTGCGGAGGTTGGCACCGGCGTGCAGGTTACTTGCCACGATTTCTACCAGTGCCATGATTTATCCTTAGCTTGATGCGTGAATGACAGAGTATTTGTTGTTGATGTCCTGCTTAACCATCAGGCCCATAGCACCCCAGGTACGCCAGATGTAGTCGCTATTGTACTCAGGGCGAGGAGATGCAACGGTACCGATAGCCTGGCCGACGATCGGCGCGATAACGCCAGCGCCCAGTGGCACGATGACGATTTCGTTACCTGACAGCTGGCTGTCTTCTTTAATCGCCGCAACACCGGTCAGCTTCAGGATTTCATCCATGATCGTGCCGGACTGGAAGTTGTCGGAGAAATATCGCTCCAGGTTGGAGATGATTTCGCCGGATACGTACCAGGTTTGCTCTGCATACTGGTTGTTTACGCGACGCATCTGATCACGCAGCGCGATTGCCCCGGCGCGGATAGCCTGAGACGTTGCGGTGCCAGAGGTGAAGTCGATGTTAAGGCCGGAAGCGCCAAGGTCGATCTGCGCTACACGCTCATCGTCACGCAGCCCTTTCCAGGTCAGGCCGTCAAATACTGCGAAGTTGCCAGCCTTATCGCGGAAACCGTTGAAAATGTAATCAACGTAACGACGCTGAACATCTTCAACGGAGCCACGCTGAGCATCAGACTGCGACTGCAATGCCTGCGGGCTGTTAAAGATCGGATCACGCCATTCGAACTTAAAGCCCGAGTCGTGGATAGGAACCATAGTTCCATCGAAGGAATAGCTGCGAGCATCCAGCGCCGCGCCGACCTGACCGGACATGGAAGTATGAGCCCAGCCGCGACCGCCAGTACGCGCGTAATCGTAACGGGATTGTTCGATGCGAACTGAGCGGGAATGCGGCATCAGATCGTTCAGCAGGGTGAACTCGGTATTCGGCTCGAACTGCTGAAGCACAGTTGTGTCGAAAGCGCGATACAGGCGGCGGATATCGTCAACTGCGTTCACCGCGTCGAGATAAGGTGCGTTTTCGGCATCGCCACGGAATTGAGTGCGCGCCAGAAAATCAGCCGCAGCCTGAGCGCTGGCGTTTCGCTCAACTTCGAGAGCGCGCCATTGCGCCTGGTTTACAGCGAGGTTACCGGTCTTTTTACCGATAGACTTGGAGAATACAAACATATCTGCTCCTTATTTGATTACGACACGAAGCAGATCGCCTGCTGCCGTTGTATATGATTTGTCTTCCTCGACGTAGCAGCGCACTGACTCGTCGGCGGCAGCCAATTTGACTCGGCCGTTTGCAATAGAGAGCGCCTGCCCCTTGGTGTAGGTGCCAGCTGCAGCACGAACGTTTAAGAACATGCCAGGAAGAGGGTGAATACCTACGACAAGTTCGCCAGCAGGGATAGCGTCGTCCACAGACAGACAGCGCAGATAGTCTTTGTTAGCCACGTAGAGAATTGCAGCTTCCTTGCCGTCAACGGATGCCGTGAACTTGTCCGTTGCGCTGAAGAAGCCAATGGTACCCGGAGGAGTAGATGCCGCGGCTGCACCTTCACGGTTAAGCAGCGGATTAGGGAACACGCCACCGGCGTGGATGATATGCTTTCCGTCTTTAGCCATTTTTTACTCCGGCATTTCGCTGACTGATTGGGTGTTGGTTGCCTGATGGCGGAATGCACCGTTCAGGCCGAAAGAGGGCTGGCACTTGGCGTACATCGCGTCGAGCGCCTTGCCATCCAGATCCGCGACTTCTTCATCGCTCATGTTCATCGCCAGCTTCACAGCTGCGCGCTTTTCGCCTTTCTCTTTGTCAGAGTTGGCATTGAACTGGCTGTTAAGTGCGGTGACCTGCTCAGTGAGGAGTTTTGCCCAGGCTGGCATGTCTTCGCTGTTGGTGGCTTGCTCATTAGCCTTCTTGTCATCCGCCTCTTTCTTCTCGCGGGCGGCCTTCTCTTCAGGCGTTTCCTCTTTTGGCTTTGCCTTCTCGGCGGCCATCTGGTTGTAAGCGTCCATCAACTCGGCATCAGACTTGCCATCGGTCGGCTTACCAGCGGCTTTCAGCGCATTGATAATCAGTTCTTTCATCGGATCGTTCTCTCCGTTGGTTTTAATCTCGTACTCAGTGGGTTTGCGCACGACTTCTACAGGTTCGCCGACGAACACGGCCTTGCCGTCGTCATCGATGAGGTACTTCTGCTTCAGGTATTTGGTGTCATTGCGGTAGATGAAGCTGTCCGGCCACACCGTTTCAGGCCAAAGCCACTTATCTTCGGCGTCCCCCTCACGCAACTTGTCGCTGATGGCGCGGGAGATGTCGTCGAAAGAGAAGTTGGAGGCATTGGTGAAGAAGAATTTGGTTTTGTTAAGCAGGCCGTCGCGGGTGCAGTCGATACCATCAGCCAGGCGGGCAACTTCGATCTGTTGCTCATCACCTTCTGAGTTAACGAAGATGCCAACGCCATCCTCTGGCGTTCCGGCACCAGGCTCATCAAGCAGCACCGCCACATGGTCAAACATCATATTGGTGGCGATCTCGTTGTACTTTTTGCCCTTCGATTCACCGTTGGCAGCAATGCCGGAATACAGCAGGCCGGTGGAGATGTGGATCGGGTCGGAGTTGGTGCCAGCCAGCATTTCATCCAGGCGGTTAATCAGGCGTTTGCCCTTCTCGCTCGACTCGGCGTACTGGCGGTTAACGTACATGTCGCCCGTCACCTTCCCTTCCTTGTGGCTGACGTTCTGTAGCCAGGCCCCGACGTGGTACTCGTTCACCGCCCGGACATCGCGCGCCGACACATGCTTGCCGTCCACTTTCGGATGGCCCAGCGGCATCGGGTTACGCTCAAGCGTGTTGTAGGCCTTTTCGATTTCTGCTGCCGGGTACAACTTCCGGTTCATCACGATATCGTCCACGACAGGCGTGATGCCGCGAACCACGATATGTGGCTTGCCGTCAATGGTTTCAGTGGTGATGTTTGAAGCGGAGTTGACTACGGTCAGCACGTTAACGCGGTTGCGTTTCATGCTGGGTCCTCGTTGGTGGATTTCAGGCAATAAAAACCCAGCGCTATGGCTGGGTCGCTAATGGTTTAGGTTGCTCTGAAACTTACTTGTAGTTAATTTACCCGATTGAATGCGGTAATGATTACTGCGTCAGGCATTACCATTCTTTGTTTGGCTATTTCTTTTGCTGTATTCATAAAGAAAACATCCGGCTCCAATCCTTCAGGATCGGCTACAACTGTCGATCCTGTAAGGTAGACCTGTCCATTTTTCAAGATTTGGTAAGCTACGAAATATTTATTAAGCATGACTACCTCTATCGCTCTGAATGAACGGTAATTATGCCCCTTCTTTCCAGCTTATCCTCTCTCTTTTTAGCTTATCCGCCAGCCCTTCATTGAAGATGCCGCCGTCGTCGTTGAGAAACACCGGAATCTGGCTGCAATAGCAGTTGTACCGGTTGCCGTTCTCGGCGTAGAAGTCCCGCACCTCTTCAGTGGTGTAGGCCTTGCCGTGGCGGCTGGCGTGCCAGGTACGCGTTGTTGGCTTGAGTGCCGACAGCCACATCAGGCCGGTATTCAGTCCCAGCCGGTCGGCGGCCCAGTCCGTTTCATTCCATTGAGCTTCACGTAGCGCGCCGACCTGCTCGGTCTGAGCGATGTTTTTCGCTTTCGACATGCTGACATCGAGACGCTTGCTGATGACGCTGGCCGTCTCACGAGGATTCACGCCGCGCGCTACCGCATCGGTGATGATGTTGGTCAGGTCGCCTCGGGCGGTGTCACTGATGACCTTCCAGTCGCTGAACGTTGTCAGCCTGGCTGACGCTATCTGGTTCAGATAACCCGGGCTGCTTAAAAGTTGCTGTAGCGTCGTCTGGCTGGAGTACACCTGCGACTGCACCGAAAGGTTGGTGAAGGCGTTTAGCGTGCCACGGTCAAACTCAGCAATGACGTAGTCCATCGCCCATAGGTTCTGACTGCCGCCTTCAAGAAGCTCGTCATCCAGAATCGACTGCACCACCTGGAGCAGATCGGCCAATTCAGCAGCTGTCATGTCATAGACGAACTTACCGGCATTGACCTGATACAGCGAAGGTTCTGCGCCCTCGTTGTTGCACATCATCCAGGACCGCTTGGCGTTAACCTCACGCTGCTGCCCTGTCAGCCTTTGGTCAAATAGTGCCTTTAGCCTGCGCTTGATGTTCAGATACCGGTCTTCGATATCATTGAACATCCGGCTTACCTGCCGCGATGACTGCGTGGGGTCAGCTTTATTTCGCGGTACGATCGGCGTCCCGATTCTGGTTTGCGCTGTCATCATCATCTGTCAGCGGGTCCTTATCGGTTTGCTTCACATCAGGGTTAGGTGGCTGCACGGCCTTGCGAGGCTCCAGCTCACCAACCGCGCGGATTTCGTTTTCATCCACTGCCGGAGTGCCGTATGCCTGTTGGGTATCTTTCGCCACGACAGCCATTGCCTGCATGTTGGCAATCTTCTCTTTCTCGCTCGGCGCGAGCAGATCAGACCATGCCAGCGTGACCTCTCCGGATGAAGGGGGATCAATAACACCAACCGTCCAGAATCGCTCAAGCACGCTCTCTACAATCGTCGACTGGAATCCCCAACGGCGGCCGTTACAGCGCTTAGCCCAGTCTGTTTTGTCCTCATCGGAGGCAAGCCGCCCCGTCTGCTGACCAAACAGTATGGTGAACGGGCATTGAATCGAAGATGCAAACTCGTTGGCAGCCACTGTCCATGTAGGGGATGGATCTGCAGCTGCAACGGAGAGTACCGACGGCGTACCAGCCTGCATTACCAGGGCGGCATCAGTGCCACGGTTCATCTTGGCGACTTTGTCGTTTAGCGCTTCTCCAAGGTCTTTGTAGCCAGCGTCTGTGGCTGCCTTGGTCAGGTTGGCAATATTAGTCTCTTTGTCGAACGCGATCCCGAGCTGGCGACTGGCATTCTTCAGGAACCCTTCGGCACTACCACCCGATACCTTTTCAAGATCGAGCAGTTTGTTGTAGCCCGCGCGCAGGAAAGGCACGCCAGAGAGCATGTTCTCGTCTTCTGAGCCTTCGCAGAGGATGATGATTCGCTCGGGGTGTACGGTAACGCCGCGCACCGGGCCATACGTACCATCATCACCAACGGGCTGCTCGTTGAAGTTGTACGAAACTGGCTGGCCGTACGTTTCTGAAAGCGTGTCGGTATCGAAGTTTCCTGGCTTGATCTGCGATTCCCACGCGGGGATCAGCTTAACAATGGGTCCATTACCGATATTCCGTAGGGATTTAACCTTCGCGCGGTCGACTGGCTCGTGCCATTCCCTTCCGTCCCGGAACTGAATGAGCAATGCCGAGTATCGGCCAACGAGATTGCGGCGATCCGCGTCCTTAATTTTCGGCCAGTGCTTCTTCAGCAGCTTAGTAGCTGATTTTTCCCAGTCCGTTGTCTCGGTTGACTCCTTGCCGTCGTCGCCATCGATGATCGTCGGGTTATCAACCCAGCACGAATCAAGAAGCTTATGGACGGCGGCAAACGCCACCGCGTTGCGCTCATAGGCCCGGTAGTATCGGTCGAACTCAAGACTGTTGGGATAGCCAAACTCATCCCACAGCTTAGTGCGCTTGGTGTTTCCTGGCTGGCCTGCGTACAGCATGCGCTGCCGCCCTAAAGCATCAGCAAGGGCATTAACGAGGAACTGCTCCCCGGTGCTTAATTCACTCACTGATGAGCTCCTTAGAAGAATACTGCGCCGACCTGCTTATGGTTGTTCTTCGCTACTGCAAAATAGCGGAAGCTGTCAGCGCCGTGTGATGTGAAGTCATGAAGCGGTTTATCTTTCCAACAGCCGCGCTTATCGTCCCACTCCTTGCGGTAGCCTTCGAGGTGAGATATGCCCTCTGCACATTTCTCTTCATCGAAAACACAGGATGGGAGAATTTCACGCACCGACTCAATGCCGGTATCAACACCGACTTTTGGCACCACCTGGAATGTCATGCTGTAAACCTGACCATCGATCTCATACCCCTCACGGGCAAGCTCTCTGCGGGATTTGGCATCAGCACCGAATTCACGGTTATCAATGTCGTGCGGCCCCCAGTGTTCGCCGTACTCATAGCCGCGGTCTTTCAGCACCTTCATGTAGTGCCTCAGCCCCTCGCCGGAGTTTTCGTAGTAGTCGATGATGTGGAACTCTTCGCCGACCTCACGAACGAACCATATCGCCGTGGAGTCACCCACACCGATATCCCAGAACGTGTGTACCGGCAGGTGTGAGTTATCCGGGATTTGGCCGATCCGCTTGTTGGTGTAGAGCCAGCGGAACTGCTTGGCGTAGTACGCGCCCTCGACCGACTGCTGGAATGCCTCGGCCGGAATGGTCGGGTATTCGCGCTTCATGTCGTCGCCGAGAGTTTTCTCTTTGGCGTAGTACCAGGCTTTCTGGCGTTCGTTGACGATTACGCCGTGCTTCGCCTCCATCTCAGCGAAGTAATCAACCAGGCGTTGCGGTAGCGGCTCTACCGGGTCGATGGCGTACTGCGGGTTCTTCCACCAGGAGAAGAAGAAAAACTTCCAGTCCAGCGCGGATAAGGGCTTACCCTGCAGCAACGCTTTCTCTGCCGTCTGGCAGTAATCGAAGAAGTAACCCGCCCGTCCCTCGGCTGTGCTCTCGATAGTAGCGAAGCATCCGGTCGATACCGCCTCAAATGCACCAGTGACGATCTCACGGGCTTTGTCAGGATACTTGGCGCATATCTTCCCGAACTCGGAAACGTGCAGGTAACGCAGCGTACCGCCACGAAATGACGTACTGACGTAGAGTGATCCGCCCTTCTTAAAGACGAGCTCACCAGAAGAGTCATTGCTCGCCGGGTTGGCCGCCTTTATCTCTGCAGGCAGCTTGTCGTATGCGTACTTCACCTTTTCGCGGAACAAGCGCTTTGCGTCATTCAACGTGTGAGCAATCAGCGCGCACTTCGCCGACTCGAACAGAGCCGCGTCGAGCTGGATGATGCACACCTCAGTTGTGAAGCCGAGTTGCCGAGCTTTCAGGATGATGTTGCGGGTGTGGATCCCCTCGAAGTATTCCCGTTGCTCAGGCGTCATCCTGAACCGCGTCGGCTTTCCCTCTTTGTCGGTGATCCAGTAGAGATTGTTCAGCCGCCAGTCTTTGTCGGCCAGCAGCTTGAGGTGCTCAGGTTTCATTACGCCCCCTGAGACAGTGAATCCATCAGGTCAGAAAGTTGCTTAACAGAGTTGTCGCCTTCCGGCCCGTCGATATCGTATGCCTGGCGCTCAAGTCCGATCAGATTCTTCAGCGCGTCGCTCAGTGCCTTAACCGACTTAACGCGCTCCGGCATGCTGATAACCTTGTGGTATATCTCGTTGAGCTTATCCTGACCCTTATCGTCAGGGTCGAGCATCAACTCTCCGAGCTTCTCCAGCGCGGACAAGTCTGCGCACTCTGCCCCCAACTCATCAAACAGGGCGTTAGTTATCTGCCGGGCGCGCTTAATGTCACCGCGATGCTCCATGCGGACGTTGGCAATTACCTCAGCTGTCGCCTCGATGAGTACGCGTTCGTTAAAAGTGACTTCACTGCGTACCTGTTTGCGTACCTCAGCTTTGCGTACCAGATCGTCAGCGCGTTCTTTCACCTTCGCATTCAGGTCACGCGACCAGTCGTCACGCTTGGCACGCTTACGGATAGCGCCTTCACTGATACCGTGTTGTGATGCTATTTCTCGAAGGGACATCACTCCGGCCCGGTACGCCGTCTCGATGGCCTCCCAGTCCGGTTTGCTCATTCGTTACTCCGTTGTTTGTTCTTCCGACTGCTCGGTCTGCTCTTCCGGTACCGGCGTGAACTGCACTCGCTTCACATCGTCAGGAGCAAAGTACAGTCACTCGCCCGTTTCGGTCGCCAGCGGCACAAAGCCGTTAACCAACTCAGGCTGACGTCGTGACATCTTGCCCGTGAAGGTTTCGCCTGTTTGGGTGGTTAGCGTGATTTGGTAGATGTCGGACATTGAGAGCCTCTTTATCCGCTTGAAGGGATATCAGGTGAATTATCCTCTACTGGGGATATCCATTATCGAAGCCCCTCAGTGAAGAGCTTCTGTAATGACTTACAGCTTAACGATGTGGCCTGTCAGTTCTTCGAATTTGTCTCTTCCGACCGAATTAAGCAGGGTTACAAAGCCGCAAGCGAGAATGTAGAACAGTGACGTGAATACCCATCCGGAGTAAGACAGCATGACGAAGATGTCCGCCATAGTCACAAGGTTAATAAAATTCTTGATAGCGCCATTTCGTTTGTAATAGTCCTTCAGAGGGATAAGCATCTTAGCCCGTTCCATGGGGTCTCTCTCTTTCCCGGCCATGAATACAGCCACGAGAAACAGAGGCGAGATGAAGCAGGCAAGAGCGATGATCGCCCAGTATGCCGCCACAACGATGCTCATCAGTGAATGGTTGCCCTGTAATGTCGCATAGACCAGCAGGCCAAACAGTCCCCATACCAGCACGAATACAAAAGCAGTAGTCATCAACTTCTTCATATTTCACCTATAAGTTGCGAGCCTGTTCGCATAGATAAGCCGCCCCGAGAGATAACGATTTATCTCAGGCTCGCTTCCTATAGGCTCTCGGTTGGTAATGCGCTGCGATGCGCAGGGTGCGTGTTAACGTACTGATGAAGGAGCAAACTGCCCATGGTATTTTTGTGATGCCTTCAGATAAGCCGAATGAGCCTCTTCTTTTGTAGCGAATCGGCCAACGCTAACCTTTTTCCCTTCAACTCTTATCTGAGCCCTCCATTTATTTGGCCCTGACCTACTTCCGTCGAAGTAAACTCCTTTCAAACCAGTTGAGTTATTTTTGTGCATCTTTCGATTCATCATGTTTTGCTGATGAGTGCAAAGCCTTAGATTTTTTATGGAGTTATCGAGAGGGTTACCATTAATATGGTCAATATACTTACCAGGTGGGATTTCACCATGAAGGCTAATCCAGGCTATCCGGTGGGCTAGATAGTGATTGTTATTAAGGGATATAACCACTCTACCATTGGACACATACCCTAAAGGGTCACCCTCCTTCCTTCTTCCAAATGGCACTCGGCAATAAAGGCTGCCAGTCTCGGGGTTATATATAAACAACCTGTCTACTTCACTTTTGCTTATATCCATCTCCACCCCCTAAAAAGAAAGCCCCGCGGATGCGAGGCTGTGAGAATTTGCTACGTTTAAAGTCCAGAGGAGAGACTGTGTCAGAACCTCAGGGATGAGGCTCTTTGTCTGTAACCTGCAGTTTTCTTATCGCTGCACGGTCGTAATTGCACTGCCCGACGATCCCGTAAAGCGTCGCGTTCATCGAAACGCTGTCTCCGTATGATGGATTGTCTGGCAGATCTGGCACATCAATGCGAGATGTCAGATCCGCCGGAAGGTTCAGGACCGGCTGCTTTATCACGCGGTATTCCACGGGCGGCTTCTGCTGCTGCGCGCAACCGCTCAACAGCGGCATCAGGAACAGGAGCAGCAGCGCACTTATCTGCCGCCAGGTAGCGCTTAATCTCGCTCTGTAGCATTCGGTTTTGCTTCGCCGATTCTGCCCTTTGCTCTGCGACCTCAGACATGACCGCGTTTTGCCTGTTAACAGCGCCAGCAAGCTCTTTAACGCTCCCCGCCAGATCGTCATTTTTAGCCCTCAGGTCGTTGATCTGCACATCCTTGCTGTCGTTGAGCTGTGTCAGCCTGTCGTTCGTCGCCGTCAACTGATGATTGCGGGCGTTCAACCCCCACAGGCAGATAGCGACGAGTATGATGAACGCGCAAGGAATGAGAATGTGCGCATTATATTTGAAAATGCGGAATAAACTGATTAACCCGAACATAAAACCCCCTTAGCTTTAGTCAAGCGGGCTTTCCTGTCCTCCAGTCCGTTGGTACCACCGTTGATGATTCTGGTGATGCGGCTAACATCATCTGAGTCAGCGATAGCGTTAAGTCCGTGATTGCTCCACCAGGCAGCTGCGGATTCAGCAGCATATTGAGGCTCAGCAAGTAGTTCCGGGCTCTTCACGATATCCACGCCAAGCTGCTTCACCAGCGCGGCGTAATTCGCTTTCCCCGTAACCTGAATCAGGCCGCGTCCGCGGTAACGATATCCATCCCCACTGTTCCGATCGTCGTTCCCGTTCCGGTTGGCGTAGATGATGCTGCCAATCATTTTCTGGTCTGCCGGGTGAGCATTCTGGCCCGTATCAACTCGACCATAATTGAAAGCGTCTTCCCGGCTGATTCGATTGCCGAACATTGCCAGCAATGCGCCGTATCGGTAATTCAGGCTCTCTTCGGTGTCTACAAAGCCAGATGATTCATGTCCCACCTGCGCGAGGAAGTGCGCCTGCCTTAACGGCGTGCTTATGTCGTACTTCTGCATTGCAGCCAGCACGACTGGAAACCACTTACCGGCCAGCGCCGCACTGGTGCCCGTTGCTTGCTGGAATTTACTGAGGGTCAGCATTTGCTTTGTCTCCCGGTTCATTCAGGCCAAGGCGACGGCGCGCATAGGCGAAAAGAGAATCCACCCCGACATACCCGACGCCCGCCGAGATCGGCCAGCAAAGTTCAGGGGGAAAATTCCAGTTGAAGATTGCCCATATAGCCGTGAGTGTCGGCTGAGCAAAGAAGCAAAGGATCCCGCACATCGTTGCGCCGGCGATCCGGTCTTTCCACTTTGATTTCGCGCCGCGCGAGGTAGCGAGTATCGACATGACAAAAGCCAGTACCGAATAGCCAGCTTCGTTTTTGTGGTTTACAAGCCACGCAAGCATCACCGCCCAGGTATCTGGTCTGTCTTGCATAGTGGTTTTCTTCATGTTCGCACCTGCTTGGTGCTGGTTGGTTAGGTCAGGCCCTCGGGACGGTTTAACAACAAGGGATGTCGATGATGGTTCCCGGAGCCTGGAATAAAAAACCTGGCGACAAGCCAGGAAGATGAGGGTAAGGCAATGTCGGCTCGCAGGCCGAAGGGTCCCAGGTAGTGGGTTCTATGTGCGGCGTACCGCAAATAAAAAAGCCCAAGGCGTTAACCTCGGGCTCTGTCATTCTTTCTGATGCCGGACTTTCCCGGCGGTCATCGGTTTGCAGTTCTCACGATACTGCCGCCCTCAAAGAGGTCTGGCCTACGATGGCTCCTTTGGCGCACCCAACCCGAAACGCTCGCCTCAAGGCATACCTTTGGGCAAAATTCTCGGATGTAAAATAAAGCCCCGCACGATGGCGAGGCTGTTAATTCTTTGTCGACCTACGAAGCTATGGCGACGATATCAGATTTACATGAAATGTATGCTATTTAATTGACTTTTGCAATACCCTGCTGCGAAAAAGTCGCCTTTTGTTGTGATCGTGTTCTCACAGTGCAGAGAAGAGAGTCGCCATCAAGCCTCTTAAAGATGGCACACATGGCCCGCCAGTAGTCGGCGTAGTTATGACACCAGTTATCAGGCTTAACGCCACATAGAGCGGCCAGGTCCTGATGCTGATACACATCCTTGCCCGCCAGTTCCGCTTTCACGTCCTGCGCCGCCAGCCAGATAAGTTTCTTCAGGCGCTCCATCGTCTTGCCGGCCACCTTCTTCGCCCCGAGCTGTTCCCGGAACTCTGCCCACGCCCACTGGGTGATCGCCATCTGGTATTCGAAGCGGGTGTTCTCGCTGTAGTTCCACAGCAGCCACGCTTTCTGTTGATCTTCAAGCGACAGGACAGCGCGCCGCCATGACGCGGTCCCATACTCTACCGGGCTGACCAGCGCGATGGATGAGCCTTTGGCGCGGGACTGGCTGCCGCTCATCGCCGGGCCGTCAGGGTTAACTTTCCGGCCGGTGATCGGGTCCGTGATTTTCTTTCGTCCCCGGCTGCGCGCCGTCGCGGTGAATTGCGCGTTTTCGGCGAAAGCTACCAGTTGCCCTTTCGTCGCCCCGCTCAGATCTGCGGTCGCCACAATGAGCTGCTGACGTACGTATTCCAGTTGCTGACTGTTCATGCGGCTTCCTTATGTGGTTGGTTTGTTTTGGTCTGGCTGTGCTTTGCTACTGGCGGCATGCTGGCGCGCTTAACGCTTTCTGCCTGGTATCGTAGGAAGTCGTTGTGGTTCATGCGGCCTCCTGTCGACGGGCGCGGCGTTTTTCCAGTGCGCGGGCTTTGCGTGTGAAAATGGATTTGATGCGCTGCAGGTATGGGATGTCGAATCGGCGGACGGAGTTATCGTTGTTTATCGCATCAACTTTTTTGGCACCGATACGCTCAATGAGGCCCTGCTCGAAAGCCTTTTGCGCGCCGTCGCGATCCCGATTGCAATAAACGCACTGGGCAGCTGTATTGTGAAGGTTGAAAGCCAGGTGCGCCGCTGCGCCGCGGGTGCGGTAGTGGCCGCAGTCCATGGTTCCGCCAAACTTCTGCTCCGGAAGCCTGCCGCAGCTGATGCATGGCTTACCAGCATCCCTCAGACGGACATACCGGTTGAAAGCCGCCTGCGCTTCAGCCCTCCATTGCGGTTTCGTTTTTAGTGCCACCTTTCTCGCTTTCAGATCCCGGCGTTCCGCGCGCTCTTTCTCTTTGCGCTCCTTGATGCGCTTAGCCGCGGCTTTCACCTTCTCTTTTTCGCGCTCTTCCATCGCGAGGATTGCGCCGTGCTCCGGGCAGCACCAGCAGATTCGGATGTCGTGGAATTTCGGCACGAAGTATTCACCGCATACTTTGCACTTACGGCGGGATGGTTTACGCATGGTTCCTCCTCGCCGCGAGACGCAGCCATTTCTGATCCACCAGGCGGGCGGTATAGCCTTTCAAGGTCGGGATGTCGGACGGATTAACCGCGGCCTTACGCTTGCGGCGCGCCGGAACGTTGAAGATGTGATTTGTGATGACGCGTGCGAGAGGATTACCCACGGGAAGCCCTCCACTCTTGCGCCCAGGCGATGCGCTTACTGGATGCTTCTGAGAACTTCACGCCGCGGTCTGTACCGAACCAGTAAATCGCCTCAATGACATCTACCATGTAGCGCTTGCTGGATTTTGATGTGCGAACGCCGAAATACACACGACCGCCGTTGATGCCCGGCGCGGATTTCTGCTCCTGGTCCTGGGTCTGATTTACCAGAACGGTGATCAGGTCCTTCCACTCTTCGCGGGTCAGCTTTTCGCCGTACCAGACAACCTGATCAGACAGGTCTTTCAGCAGCGGCCACATCAGGCGGTTCTGCTTGTCGGTGCGGGTCTCTTCCCGGGCCTCGACCACCATCGGCGCGCGCGGGTTTACCGGTATTGTGCGGATGAACGCTATGAGGTTGTCTTTGACGGTGTCGTTAACGATGCAGTAGTGCTGTTTCATGCGCCACCTCCGCAGAGGTCAAACGCAGAATGCAGAAAATCGCAGGTGCATTTCTGCATCTGTGACAAGGTGAGGAGTTCAGATTGTGGTCGCATTTAAGTCCCCTTAAATGCGCAGAAGTCACCGCCGGGTGTTCAGACCGGCGGCAATTGATATTGTATAATCAGATTCCGTGGTTTGCGAATTCTTTGTGCACTTTATCCCTGAGCCGAACCGCCGCTTCCTGCGCCGAGGTAAAGTCACTGAACCGACCTCCATAGAACCTCTCTCCCTTGAACGTCACCGCTACTTCCCATTTCTTCTCACTTTCGCGGTAGGAGACATTTTTAGCTCCAGACGTATTCGTCTTCCTGAGGCCAATATTAGCGATGTTCTGCTCATGCGTTGCTTCTCTCAGATTTTCAATCCTGTTATTTCTGGTATTACCGTCAATGTGATCAATTTCAGCTGGCATATATCCATGGTGGATCAAGAAAATTATTCGATGTCCAAGGTAATTCTTCTTCTGCAACATTACCTGCAAATATCCCCTGCTATTGATAACACCAGCTTTCTCCCCTTCCAGAACATTCCCCCTGGACACCCTCCAGAACAGTTCTCCATTGCGGTATTCAAAAATCTCCCTAGCCTTGTCCGGAGTTAACTCCCATTTTGTTTTCGTCTCCGTTTTATTTGAAAGTATGCGCAGTTCTTCCGGAACCACACAAATGCTACGGTGCATGTTCTTTGTTGTCTTAAGATATCCTTTTTTAATCAGCACCTTAACAAAGTTATTTGCCCCTGCGTGGACTATGCCTCCTGCACCAATGGCAATCTCTGCAACAGTAGGTGATACGCCATACTCGGCTATATAGTTAACTATGAAATCAAACACATCCTGCTGTCTCTGCGTCAACATCACTTCACCTCCTGCTGCGGTGCTGCCGCTATCATCCGGCGATAAACATCATAAGTTCCAAATTGCTCATCACCAGCCTCAAGCATTTCGTGAGTAGGCTCCTCTGGCACCACCACCCAACCATCCGGAATCACCGGAGAGTTGCCAATAACAGCATCCTGGAAGCGTTCAAGCTCCACGTACTCCTGACATGACCACCCGCCATCAATGAAATCGCGAGCTTCAACAGCATCGAAAGTGAACGATGTTTCCCCGCCAGTTGGTGAGGTTAAGCCGTACAGGTCTGCTACCGGCTTAAACTGAGTGGCTGGAATATTTTCCGGAATATTTTGTTGTGCGTTTTGTGGTTGTTCGGCGCCCTGGAGCATGGCGGCGCGGCTACCACTGACCATCTTCACACCCAGGCGGATATCATCAAGCTCAAGGTCGCCGTTAATTTCAGCATGCCTGAAAGCGATAGACAGGAATTCGAGGCACTGCTCGTTAGTCCATTCCGGTACAGCCTCCGCTTCGAGCGATGCCAGCGCTAACTTCATCGCCGCCAGAGCCATAGCCGCATCTTCGTTTACTGCGCCGGGCGTCGCATCGCGCTCCTCTTCAAGCTCCGCGATTGTCTTCAGGAGCCATTCTTTGGTAAGGGTAATCATGATGCTGCTCCCTCCTGATACTGTTCGAACCAGAACACCACTGGCTTCTCAACTGCCTCGATAAGGCCGAACCGCTCTGCCGTTCGGAAGTTCATGCTGCTCTTGCGCCCTCGCTCGACCTGAAGAGATACCTGCTTTCTGAACATTTCCAGCGAGTAGGATGTTTTCAGTAAGTTGCAGGGCGCACATGCCGGGAATAGGTTTTCCAGTCTTTCAGCCTCTGGCCTGTAGTATTCACCCGTAGCCTTCAGTTTGAAGATGCCTTTCGCAGCAGCCTTCATACACTGCTCAGATTTTCGCAGTACCGCCTCAACGTGGTCAGCATGCCAGCCTTTCTCAGGCAGTTCGCAGCCACAGTAAGCGCAGCGACCACCGAACTTCATGCGCAACTCCGCGCGCTGTTTTTTGGTAATAGTGCTCATGGGTTAGTCCTCACCGTGGATGCGGATGCCTGCGGCGATAAGCTCATCTTCGAGGCGACATACATCTTTAGCCAGTCTCAATGCGTTGCTTTCAGCGCTATCCTTGTAGTTCCTGAACTCTCGCTCTAATTCGAATCGCTTCTCTCTGTGGATGCTTTCCAGAGATTTAGCCTGGTGCAAATCCTCTGCCTGCCTTTCAAGCTTGAAGCGCTGAAGTTCGACAAGTTCCTTTGACGCTTCCAGCTCATCCAACAGCGCCAGCGCTAACTTTCGCAGGTGGGCATTGCTACCGATCGCCGGGTTCGATAACTCTTCACGTAATGCGCGTTTGTCGATGTTGCTCATTGGACGGCCTCCTGTGCACCAAGTTTTTCCCATATTTCAAGGCTGTTATCCGGCATCAGTGCTTCACGCACGCATGGCTTGTAGTAGTGATGGAAAGCGAACGTCAGTCCGAGCTTAGTTGCACTCTGGTTCTTCGAGCTAAGCAAGCCAAGCCCCATGCAGATAGTTGTTGCAGTCCAGCCAGAGTGATACCCGGCAGCACGCTTGAGAACGGTCTCAGCCAGAATAGTGCGGAAGTCTTCACGCCCGAAGTTGGTTCCTTCGAATGCTGCATTGACCACTTCATCGGTCAGATGTGAATCGTCAACAATGCTCATGACTGCACTCCTTTGCGAAGCTGGGCGGCGAAAGCATTGGCAAAACGCTGTAAATCTGCGGTGACCATCACTTTGTAGCTGTCATCTCCAAACTCATCCATCAGTTGATCAGCTTCAGCAGCCATCATCTCCACACCCTGCGCCTGCACTTCAGCCAGGAAGTCGTCGGTGGCCGGGGTTTTGATAGCGTCAAATTCTTCCATTGCCGCTTCAAGCGCCACTTGCTGGCAAGCTACCTCTGCGCGACCCTGAATACCTGTACCTTCACCGTTTAAGTCGTTATGCATCTCGCTCAACTTATCGCCAAACGTCTTCAGCCCCGCATTATCCGCAGCCAGCGCCGCGCATCTGGCTTCAAGTTCTTCGTATGTTGGTTTCATGCGGCAGCTCCTTCAAATTGGTAAGAAATTTTAATTCCCAGCTTTTTAGCCATGGCATGCTCCGCGACAGCACCATCCGACTCTTGCCACCCATGCAGCATGTGAATGGCGTCGGCGCAGCGAAGCATCGCCAGGCAGATGTCCATATACTCACGCTGAGATAAACCATCCGGGAGCGTGGCCGGATTTAATGCCACATGACCATCAGATAACATCTGCTGTGCTATTGCGTTAAACATCGGACGGTTGTAATTTTTGTAACCCGTCATTGGTCCTGCGATGTAAATTTTCATACCCCTACCCTCCCCCAAACCATCAATACTCGCTTCATTGCCGCGCTGTTGCGGCACTCCTGGAAAATTCCGTTGGTGCAGCTGCGCGCGGTACCGCCCTGCTCTTCCGGCGTAGCCAGGCGATAAGTCACCGTTCGCCAGACCTTGCTCACCCGCACAATCTTCCGGGTCCGCTCCAGATCGATGGCGTTCTTCGTGATGCAGTTGATGGTCATGCCGTACTCTGTGGCCACATCTTTCGCAGTGAAGGTCCGGTGCGTTTCGAGATAACGCAGAATTGCCTGTTTGCCTTTCATCGTCTTAGCACTCATAGTCAGCCTCCTGTTGCATCTGGCCGCTGTAGGTGAAATCTACCGGGTCCAGGCCGGAGTAGCGGCTGCTGAAGTGGTAGGTTTTCTCTGCGCCCGGGGCGTGTCGGGATTTAACGCAGATGATTTCGGTTATGCCTTTCAGTTCTGTGTTCGGGTTGTATTTCTCATCCCGGTAGATCATGAAAATCACGTCAGCTTCTTGTTCGATGACACCGGATTCGCGGAGGTCAGCTGCGACCGGGCGCTTGTTCGCACGCTCTTCAACCTTACGGTTAAGCTGTGCCAGTGCGATTACCGGGCAACGCAACTCTTTCGCCAGGTTCTTCAGGCCGGTGGCGATCTCCCCTACGCTACGGTTCATGTTCTCAGGGTCAGACATGCGCATCTTCTGCAGGTAATCGACGATGACCACACCAAGGCCGCCAAGTTTCTTGCTCATACGCCGGGCTTCCGCTCTCACCTGGTGAACGCTGAGTGATGGCTTGTCGTTGATATAGATCGGGGCTTCGATGAAATCCTTCATGCAATGTCCGACCTTGCCCCAGGCCCCATCCATCACGCCGCTCTGCTTGCTGAGTAAATCCTCTTTGCTCACACGGGCCCGATGGAACGCGACGCGCTCGGAGATCTGATCGACAGGCATTTCGAGACTGAAGAACAGTACTGGCTTTTTGTTCTTCAGACCGACAGTCTCGGTTACAGTGGTGCTGAACATCGTTTTACCCATGCCTGGGCGACCGCCAACAACGATGAAATCGGTGTTGTTGAACCCGCCGAAAGCGCTGTCGATGGTCGCCATACCCAGCTCGGTTTTGTGCTTCCAGATATCGCCGCTGATAATCGACTGGATGGTCTCAAGAGACATGTCGATCCCGGTGGTGATGTGCTCGGTGCCGTAGTCGGTGTTATGTTCGATGCCAGAGATGTCAGCCTGAATATTTCCGATGATGTCAGCGATACCCTCTGATGATGGCTCGGACAGCTTCTGGATCCCAACCTGTAACGCCAGGGTCATACGGCGACCAAGGTACATTTCACGAAGCTTTTCGCAGTAGGCTGCAAGGTTTGCGAAAGACGGAGTGTTTTTGCTGCATTCAGCCAGGTAAGCGAAACCACCCGCACTTTCAAGCAGTCCGAGCTGCTCAAGGTCGCTGGTCAGCGTAAGCAGGTCTATCTTCGAACCGGATTCGTTGAGTCGCTTATAGGACTTCAGGGCCATTTTATGTGGCGTTGCTGTGAAGTGGTCCTCAGTCAGCCCCTCAATCGCATCGGTAGCCATGTCCACGCCCTCTGCGCGCCCTGCTGCAAGCATGATTCCGCCGATGACGGCCTGTTCAACGTACAAATCGATAAAACGGCTCATGCTTTCACTCCCTTGCGCTCACGGTGCTCGTTGATGGCCTGCTCGTAGACAGATCCCCAGTTCTTCGGATTAAGTATCCAGTCGAGAGTCAGCCATGGCTGATCGCCTCTGGTTCCGAACAGGGAAGACTTGCTAATCAGCTCGAAGGCCATGCCCATGTGCTTCAGTTCTCGCCAGTTGCCCTGGGTGGTTTTGCCGTTCCAAACAGCTTCCAGGTCTCGATAGGCCGGACGGCGGCGGTTCCACTCATGCAGCGACACAGCCTTCGAAGGGAATTTTTCATTCCAGAGCTTGATGATCTCTTCGTGCGGACAGGCTGCCGGATTGCTTCCATGACCATCCGCCCATATCAGAGCGTCTGACAGGTATCCATCAAAGCGGGTCATACGGCACAGGTTCTCTGGCTTGAAGCTGTGACCCCAGTTCACATGGGCCCAGCGGATAACCAGCTTCAGCTCTTCAACGGTGTAGCACTGGTCTTTGCTCTTCACTGTGGAGAGAGCTTTCTCGAAAGGTGCCAACGCAGCACAACGACTACCCGTTAGCTCGTTGAAGTAATTCATCACTTCCTGAGCGAGTGAGTTTTCCCCCTTGGGGGATTTAGGGGGATCTTGTCTTTCTGTATTTTGATTATTGTCTTTTGTGGTTAACACCTTCTGCTTAGTTCTGTTAGCAACTTCCGCTAAGGTTTTCTTAGCAGGTTTAGCTAATGTTTTGCAGAATCCGTTAACCTTCGTTTTCCAGTCGGAAACATTAGTATTCATGCCAACTTTGCGGCCTTCCTGAATGAATACCTTCTTGCTGATCAGCAGATTTTTTGCAGTAGAGCAATGCGTGTGGTGCTTACCAACCATCTGCTCCAGTTGCTCGTTACTGACCCAATCCATTTTTTTATTGAAGCCGTATGTCTTGCGCCAGACGGCCAGCACAATGCACATCTCAGTTTCGCTCAAACCTGAAGCCATAACGGCATCAAGAAGCTCATTCGCAACGCGAGTGAACCCATCTTCCAGTTGCGCCACACGATGCTCCACGACCTCCAGCGGCGGCCTGTAGTCTGCTAAATGCTTAACGACGCCCATGCTTCACCCCTGCCTGAATCAGTGCCACTCTTGCCATGCCAACGAAGCGCTCCGCGAACGCCCGGTTTTTTGACGCAGCGACAACCAGGCCATCTGGTGAATCTGGCTGGCGACGTTCCTCTTTTTCCTGGTACTTTTTGCGAGTTTTTGACATACTTACTCCCGTTACCCGACGTAACACAGTGTTTGGAAGGCCTTTGAAGTGACCGCTTCAAGGGCTTTTTCTTTTCTGATGCCTCTCACATAACCCCCAGCATCGACGTGACCATCGTCATTAGCGGCCCTACTTGCTCCGGCATCAGTCGGAACAGCGACGCTATACCCTCGCTTACCTCTTTCAGCTTCTGATGCTCTGGTGCGTCCAGCAGTACGGCCTGTTTAGCTTCAGCACACTCTTTCATCGCAGTAGCGATCAGCGACATCGTGTCGTTCTGCGGCGCCAGGCGGTTCCGGTACTCCAGCGGAAGAACGGCCATGATTGCCGGCGCCAGCTGGCGCACGTTCTCGCGGTACTGTTCGGAGTCGAAACGGTTATCCAGGAAGCGAAACAGCTTCTGGCGCGCCCGGCTGATGTCGTCCGGAAAGTTGATGGCGGTCCCGCCCTGCTCACGGTATTCGTTGATGATCAGCGCAGAAACGACGTCCTGATTGTCCAGCGCCGATGACCATGCCCGGACCGCATCGCGGATCTTTTCGTGGTCTGGCGCCGCTTTGGCTTGAGCGCGGTTTATCATCGCTCCCGGGTGTATTCCGGTATTGTGTTGATACGCAAGTGAATGCATTGCTTTCCCTTTCGTGGTTAGGGCCGCCGGTCAGGCGGCTGTGTTATTCGCCCCAAGCAGCTGGGCGAGATCTGGACGGATATCTGCTGGTTTGAGCTTGCCGTTGGTTGCAGTGACAATCTTCATTACGTAGCGGGCATCAATGCCGCCACCGTGCAACCAGCGCCATACCGTCGGCTGCGCCACACCGCAAAGGTCGGCTAATTTCTTCTGGCTACCAGCGATATCAATGGCGCGCTGGATGGTTTTGTTCGTCATCTTCCAATTCCTATGAGTATTGGTGTGAATTGATAATAGCAATGCGTATTGATTTAGGCAATAGCTAAACGTGTTTTGACCATCAATACGCAAGCGTATAAATTTAAAGTTATGAAAAAAGAAACTCTTGCAGAACGCCTCAATCAGGCAATGGATTTATCTGGCATGTCTCAGGGCGCTTTAGCTAAGGCGTCAGGCGTTGCTCAGCCAACTATCTGGAGGCTGACCAGCGGTAATGCCCGAGGCTCAACAAAAATCGTTGAGATCGCCAATGCGCTTGGCGTTCGCTCTGAGTGGCTTTCAACCGGAGTTGGGCCAATGCGTGACGATGGTCAAATGCCAGCAATTTCGCAGCCAAAAACCGAACCGGGGCCTACTGACACATTCCGCATTGAAGCGCTAGACTTTTACGTAAGCGCTGGGCCAGGGGCCATCAATAGCGAATTTGTAGAGGTGCTGAGATCCGTGGAATATTCAGTCGAAGACGCTCGCCGTATGTTCAATGGCAGGAAGGCAGAGCAGATTAGAATTATCAATGTCCGCGGCGATAGTATGTCAGGGACCATTGAGCCAGGTGACTTACTTTTTGTGGATATCAGCGTGCAACAGTTTGATGGCGATGGTATATACGCGTTCATCTACGACGAGACATCTCATGTTAAGCGCCTGCAGAAGATGAAAGACAAGCTGCTGGTAATATCCGACAACCAAACCTATCGCCCCTGGGAGCCGATCGAAAAAGAAGAAATGAACAGAATCTTCGTATTCGGCAAGGTGATTGGAAGCATGCCGCAGACATACCGAAAACACGGTTAACTTTTAGCCTCACGGCTTTTCACAGCAAGGATTATCATGAAAAAGTTGGTTATCGCAGCCACAGCTGCTGCACTTCTATCTGGGTGTATGTCCATTCCAAAACCAGTAAGCCTCCCACCGTTCCCGCAGGCAGAGTATGACAAGTTGAAGCTCGAAGGATCTGAGAAGCTGACAGGCCAGGCCTTCCTCAAAACGATGGGCGGAGACGTGAAAGTAGCTGCCGGCAGTCAAGTTATCCTGATGCCAAAAACCTCTTATACCGATTTCCAGTTCGCTACTTGCATGGGTCTGACCCGCTGCGAAAAAGAAGATATGCGCGCTGCGAAATATGAGAAAGTAACGATCGCTGATGCCCAGGGCAAGTTTGAGTTCGATAACATTTCCCCTGGCGAATATTACATTCAGACCAGCGTTACATGGATGCGCCCATCCACGTACGGTCTTGTGACTGAAGGCGGCGCGCTGATGTCCGCCGCGTCAGTAAAAGCAGGCCAAAACAATACAGTGATGGTTACCCGTTAACCTTCACAGCCCTGAAGAACCCAGCCATAGTGCTGGGTTTTTTATTGCCTACAGCTAGCCCGCCCATCACAGCAACCCGCGCCCCAGTGAAAACACGCTCCGAATCTCATTCACACGAAAAAATATAAAATTAAATTCCTTTAGCTATCAATGCATTAATACTTATAGCTATTATTTAATATCAATACGTATTGCTATAAACAATACTCATCGCTATTATCAATCCATCGAAACGAAACATCGACAGCTGAGCGAAGTTAGCCAGCGGCGGACAGCAAGTCGCCTGCTTTTTAACAACATGCAGATTTACAGCGTCAATGACCTGTTTAGACCCTTACACGAAAAACGTGCTGTATCACCGGGTGCGATCCGGTCGGTGAGAGAGTATCCCCGCGCGAGAGCGAGAACGGCGTGAGAACGGGCAACACTGGCAGGGAGTTGGCGCTGACCAATACAGGGAATGCTTTGGGGTGTGGTGGCGGTGTCCTCATGCGAGGTGCAACGCTAGCAGAGCGATAAGACCTGAGAACCAGCTGGGCCAGTTGTGAAAAGGCCAATACGACAATAGGGCGTTCAGGAAATAAGTGAGAGTGGCGACTCAGTGCCGCAACCACACCACCAAAGCATTTCTCCCGCATCAGCGGGTAACGACAGAGGGTAAGGCGATGGGCATGCTCAGACTTTCTCCTGAAGAAGCGGTTAAACAAATGACTGCATCGGGATTGATAGATGAATTAGATGCATTGATCGACAAATACAAAATCGACAAGGCAGCGCGCAGGCTATCGGGTGACAGAGCGTGGCTTGTCGCTTCCGAAAGCATTTACGGGGAATTTTGCGGAGACACGTTAACACATGCCGTTCATATCTTCGTTTTGAGTTATGAGGCAAACAAAAATTCGTTATTCGTCTGAAGCCGCCTAACCAGCGGCTTTTTCATACCTGGAGTCATTTACGAGTGGCTCAAGTTATGACAACCGGCGGCCATCCACCGCCCATTAGCGCAGAAGTATTATTTAACGTTCCGTTCGCCGCGATAAGGCCAAGAGGATTTATGAGCAACCCAATCACAGTAGGTTTATCAGGCCTGACTAAGCGAATTTTTGCAGGGCGGTCAAAGCCAAGCAAACTGGCTCCCGGCGTTCGCGAGTTCACCAGCGAGAAATTTGATGTCACAGACGAGGCGCTCTTTGCAGTGGCTCACCTTCTGGTACTTCGTAACGACATACTGGTATTCCCTGGTCCGGATGGGACGGAGATTCACCTCCGCGCCGACATCAAAGAAAAGCGGGAGGCATCATGACAGTCACCCACAACGGCAAGCAGTACTCCGTAAAGCGCTGCGCCCTGAACAATAACGAATGGCGGCTAACGTCGATCACCAATCCGCGAGAGCAGGTCACACTGAACCGCTGGCAGATGCACGTTGCTGGCTTACTGGCTCAGATGGAGGGTAAAAAATGATGTCTCACTACGGCACCACCCCGCTCATTCGCCAGTGCGTCACGCCAGGCATGATGGCAATGCATGAAGGCCGAACCTATCGCGTCTCAGCAGTGATTCAGGAGCGCAAATGGGTGTACCTGCACACAGATGCAGAAATCATACGCCTCAGTGACTGCGTGATTGACGTCCTTCTGGACGGTCACGGCAACCCTATCCAGCACTAACTACCCTATTCAACCATCGGCCTGGCTAAAAGCGGGCGGGATCTGCACATCCAAATTTCAGGAGTTCAGCCATGAACGCATTCCTCACTTACGACCGCATCGAAGATCGGCGCTGGGTTGAGCAGCAGCTCACCGACGAAAAGGAGAAGTGGATCGACGACAGGGCGCAGCAAATCATCGACATGATGCCAAAAGAACCGTCCGGCCTCTTCCACTTCACGATCCCGATTGACTCCAGCCCATACGAAGGACTTCGCAGCGATAAAGCTGGCGAGGCCTACAACGATTTCATTTCGGCAGTTGCTTACGCCCAGGCGGAATACGACTGGGAACACCGTACCGGCTGCCCGTTTTAAGGATGCATGAAATGTCTGAAACTAAAACTCACTACCGAAAGGCTTTTGACTCTCCATACCTGAGCAGTGCCGACATCGTTGAGCCTACAGTTCTGACGATCGCCCGGGCAACGTTAGAAAACGACAAAACCAAAAAATCCAAAGACGTTTTTAACACCGCTTATTTTGAAGAGCGCGAGCTGCGCCCCGGCGAAAAGCTCAAGCCGATGATTCTGAATGCCACGAACAGCAAGATGCTGAAAAGTATTACCGGATCCCCCTTCCTTGAGGATTGGGTTGGCGTGAAGGTCACTGTTTACGTCGATAAAAATGTCCGGTTCGGAAAGGAATCGGTTGAAGGCCTCCGCTTAAGCCCGGCACGCGTTACAAAGCCGGTGCTTTCACCGGAAAAAACGCAGGCATGGAATAACGCTAAGGCCGCCTTCAAGCGCGATGGCAACCTTGATGCAGTGCTGGCGAGAATGGACATTTCTCCAGAAAATCGCCGCCAGCTTGAGCAGGAGTGTTCATCATGATCTGGCACGACGTCGAGCAAAACGGTGAAGAGTGGGATGCTCTTCGCCTGGGTAAGGCCACCGCTTCAAACTTCGGACTGATTATGGCTAACGATGGAAAGGCGTTTGGTGAGCCAGCCAAGCGTTATGCCCTTCAGTTGGCTCTTGAGCAGATTAAGGGATGCAAGTCTGAGTTTGGCTTCTCAAACGACCACATGGAGCGCGGGCACGAACAGGAGCCAATTGCCCGCATGCTCTACGAAGAGATGAACTTCGTCGACGTGGATAACGGCGGGTTCTTTGATCACGAAACTTACGGTGACAGCCCCGATGGCCTCGTTGGCCAGGACGGGCTCGTTGAGATTAAGTCGGTCATTGCCGCCACTCACTACTCCACTCTCACCCGCGGCTCCTTCGATCCGGCATACAGATGGCAACTGGTCGGTCACCTTGATTGCTCTGGCAGGGATTGGGTGGACTTCGTCAGCTACTGCTCAGACTTCCCGGACGGTAAGCAGCTCATCGTCTGTCGCCTTACAGCAGCCGAATGTGAATCAGAAATAGCCCGGCTTCGCGCGCGCCGAAAAGACTTCCTCGAACTTGTTGCGGACACCAAGCGCCGCATACTGGAGCTCGAATGAAACGCACACCTTTTTACCGCAGGCCCGGACGAACCGGGCAATTCTCCGGCCTCCGTGAGCGTGTTATCTGGATGATTCAGACGCGCGGCCGCCCGGTAACCGGCAGCGAAATCGCTGAGAAGTTTGGCGTAACGCTCATCGAGTTTAACCGGGTCGCCAACGGCATCACCCGCGGTTCAGGGCAGATAGCGCAGATCGTTGAGTCAAAGAAATGGCTCAACGATGACGGCATCTGCGACCGCGCTTTCGACCTCGTTACGAAGCCGAAGGTTGTTACGCCGCAGGGAAAATCGCGCCTGTTCACCCGGCGAGCCATTGAACAATCGCAGGAAGGTAGGCGGCAGGAGTGCATAGCGCGTGCCGCTCGCCGTCGCCGCCTGATTGCTCAGGGCCTCTACATCGACGAAATGGAGTCAGTGCTATGAAAGCGTGGTCACTCGAAGAACTTGCGCTGCTTTGGCGGCACTCAAACGCTGAAGTCGCGGAGATTTCCGGCCGCAGCATTGAAGAGGTCGGAGATATGCGGCTGCAAACCAATATTGAGCGTAATGGCTGGGATGTTAAGGATCCTGAGCGGGAGGGTTCATGAGCAAAGTAGGCGATTATTTCTTTGAGTTCCCTGCGTCGCGCGGCATGCAGGGTAGCACGGCGACTTACATGATCACGGCACCTGCACGCGCGCTGACGCGCATACTTGCCTCCGACAATCACGGCAGCACGCTCGAGCGTTCTCAACGCGAAATTAACCAGGCGCGAGTGAAGAAGTTTTACCAGTACCTCGTCAATGCATACCAAAATAAAGAGCCCTTCATCATCCCGCCGCTGGTCGGCAACTGCGACGCGGATATTGAGTTTGAAGAGTTCGGCAATACGAATGTGGGCGTGGCACGCTTCCCTATGGATGCGGTGGTCAAGCTGTTCGACGGCCAGCACCGCGCCGCCGGGTTAGCTGAGTTCTGCCGGACTTACGGAGAGACAATCAGCATCCCGCTGATGCTGACCCATAATCTCCCGCTGAAGGCACGCCAGCAGTTCTTCTCCGATATCAATAACAACGTCTCGAAACCTTCCGCTGCGATCAACATGGCCTATGACGGGCGTAATGAAGTTGCACAGGGAATGGTGACGTACCTGTCTCAGCATGACACCTTTGCAGAGGTGACAGACTTCGAGCACAACGTCGTCCCGACGAAAAGTAAGTTGTGGGTGAGCTTCAAGGCGCTTAGCGATGCGACGGCCAAGTTTGCCAACGCGGGCAGTAAGCCGCTGGAAATGGGCGACATCGAATCCATCTGGGAGGCCTGGTTGGCACTGACGCAGATCGAAGCGATTCGCCACGGCACCAGCCAGGCAGACTACAAGCGTGACTACATTCAGTTCCACGCGGTGATGATCAATGCCTTCGGCTACGCCGTTCAGCGGCTGATGGCTGACCACTCAATTGTCGATATCGTCCAGATGATTGACGAACTGGCGAGCAATGCAGGTTCCACTGAGATGGAAGACTTCTTCCTGATTTCGCGATGGGGTGGTATCTGCGTGAATGCCGAAAAAGACCGCCCAACGGTCATTGCCTCCGTTCCTGCTCAGAAGTCAACTGCTGAAAGGTTGGTGTCCGTAATAAGAAACGGTGCACTGGAGGAAAAAAATGCCGCAGCATAACTATCCAAATGGTAAGCCCTGGTCTGATTCCGACATTGATTTTCTCCGGAGAATGGCCGGTGTTATGACGTTACGTGATATCGCGTCAGAACTTAATCGCACTCACGCAGCAGTGCGTACGATGAGTACGAGACTGTCCCTCAATCTTCGTGATAGTTATACCAGGTGGAGCTCAGTAGAACTTCAGATATTGAGGTCGTGTGCTGGCACCATAAATGCCACTCAAATTGCTGAAAAGCTCGGACGCACGCTCGATTCTGTTAAGGGGAAAGCCAGCCTGTTGGGCTTAAGCCTGCTCTGCATTGGTGAGCGGCATCATCATGCAGTTTACAGTGATCACGACGTATCTCTGTGCATTGCGCTTCACGAAGAGGGCCTGTCACAAGCAGTCATAGCTGAAAAAATGGAGATACCAGCCCATAGCGTGCATGCGTTTATCCATGGCAGGAGGCTTACCCATGAGGACACTTCATGGCGAAACCTATCACGAAAGGAAATCGCCTCATGACCGATTATACCGGCAGCAACACGCCAGCGGATCAACGAGACCTCTGGCGCACTCCACCAGCCCTTTTCGCTTCCCTTGATGTTGAGTTTTGCTTCCAGCTTGATGCCGCCGCAGCGCCGCATAACGCGCTATGCCGGAAGTTCATCACCGCCGAGCAGAACGCGCTGGAAACGCCATGGGCTGATTACCTGAATGTACCTGGCTACGTCTGGCTGAACCCGCCATACAGCGACATTACACCTTTCGTGAAAAAGGCAGCTGCCGAGAGCGGAAATCAGATCGGTACGGTGATGCTTGTTCCGGCTGATACGTCGGTTGGCTGGTTCAAAGAGGCTATCCAGACAGCCAGCGAGGTACGCTTTATCACCGCCGGGCGGCTGGCATTTATTAACCCGGTCACCGGTAAGCCGGTAAGCGGCAACAATAAAGGGTCGATGCTTATCATCTGGCGACCGTACCCGCGTACACACTGCCACTTCGCAACTGTGGACCGGGAAGAGTTGATGGCTTTCGGGGCGAAACTTCTCGCCCGACGGGAGGCCGCATGACGTCAGAAACAGACAACGCCAGTATCAAGGCACTAATCACCAGGTCGCTAAAGCGGCCTTTTTTATTGCTGGCGTTCACATTCAACCGAATTAACCGACAGTTCGCGGAGTGACTATGGAATATTTTAAAGGCACTAAAGGTAATTGGTCATACAGCAAAGAGACCGGAACAATTCGCGGCGACGGCGGCCTTCTCGCCGAGTTACTGATTAATGGCTCCGAAGATGATAACGGCGCGCTCATGGCCGCCGCACCGGAATTGCTGGAAGCGTTACAGCTAACCGAGAAAGCAATGGCAGAAGGCCGAAACGTTACATACCCGGAATGGTACGGCGTAATCAACAAAGCCCGCGCGGCCATCCACAAAGCCCTCGGTAAGGAGTGACTATGGCCGACATCATCGATACCGCAGCAGAGATTGAAGAGCTTCAGCGTAACGCTGCCCTTTCCGCTCATCGCCTCAACCGCAACTCCGTATCAGCTGAGCGTTGTGAAGAATGCGACGAACCAATTCCCGAGCCGCGGCGCGCTGCCGTTCCCGGCTGCCAGACGTGCGCGGAGTGCCAGGGCTTGATCGAACTGAAGAATAAACAGAGGGGGATCCAGTGAAAGAGCGCGGTATGATTTTTAATGGGGAGATGGTGCGCGCCATCCTCGACGCCCGGAAGACGCAGACGCGGCGGATAATGAAGGTGCAGCCGCAGCCATCGAAATCACGACCGGGAGATTTTTGGTTTTCATCGAAAAAACTAGAAAGCATGGTGCACCTTTCTGATCTCGTTCCAGGTAACTCACCTATTTCAGATTGCCATCTTTTCTTTCAAGAACACTGCTGCCCTTTTGGTACCGTCGGCGATCGTATCTGGGTGCGGGAGACATGGGCAGAGGCTGGAGCTGGCGCGCCGGACCTGAAACTTTATCGCGCGAATTACCCTGAGCATGTTCCAACTCATTACGAGAATGTGCCGCCAGCTGATGAAATACGCTGGACACCTTCGATTCACATGCCTCGCGCAGCCTGTCGCATTCTGCTGGAAATTACCGGCGTGCGTGTTGAGCGACTTAGAGATCTGAGTGAGGACGATGCAAAGTCTGAAGGCATCACGCCTCCTTCAGGCGGAGTTCTTCCCGGCTGGGAATATCGCATTAACTTCCGTGACCTTTGGATGAGCATCTACGGTTCTGACAACTGGGAAGCTAACCCATGGGTATGGGTTATCGAATTTAAGGTGGTCCCCAATGTTCAGGATAATCCAGCCTAATACCTGGTACGCCGATCCACACGGCGCGCCCTGCAAAATCCTTCGCGCTACCCACGAAGTCATCCACTACATCCGCAACGGCCGCACCTGCATTGCCAGCATGGGCCGCTTTCAACACGAACTCGAACCGCTGACCAAAGCACAGGCCGAGCGGATCGCCGAAGAAATCGAAACAGCAGAACACCTGAAGAAGCTGCGCGCCCAGCGCGCGGCATGAGGAGAGATTATGGGGAAGATGACGTTTGTCTTTGAATATGTGGACGGTAAAGAACCGTGGGTTAACGCAGGAATGGAATTTATGGGCGGGAAAATTGTAGCGGTTGCGTTTCGCGATGCTCTCGAAGAGCCAGAAGTATGTGATGAGATCGTGCCTGACCCTGATTATCTGAAGAATGCCCGCAGGCAACTATGACGCAGCTGATAGCCAGTTATGAGCTGGCTATTGGGTGCGAAAGTACTGCTCCGTTATCCCCCATTTTGCCCGGCTCCGGCCGGGTTCTTTTTTCCTGATTTCGAATAATCAACACGACGCAACAGACGTGGGTATACTCGCGCTGGTTGCCAGGAGTCACCTATGGCACAGGTAATTTTTAATGAAGAGTGGATTGTGGAGGCCAAACTCATTGAACGAACCGGCCTTTCCAGTGGACAAATTAAAAGCTATCGCCTGAAGTCATGGGTTAACGGCGTCCACTTCAAATATGTAACTGCCGATGGCAGAACCGAGTCCGAAAAAGGCCTTGCCTGGTACAACTACCCAAAAATTAACCATTTCATTAAGGATGCATAATGGCAGGCTTCCCTACAGGCGTGGAAATCCACAACGGAAAACTGAGGATATCCTTCAAATATAAAAACGTTCGGTGCCGGGAAGTGTTGCAAGGATGGGCGATAACTAACGCCAACATCAAAAAGGCGGGAAATTTAAGAGCGCTGATCTGTGCTGAAATACAGCTGGGCACCTTCAAATATGAAGAGCGTTTCCCAGAGAGCAAAGCACTCAAGAAATTTTTCCAACCAGTAAAGAGTGTTTTAACCTTCGGTGAGCTGTGCGACGCTTATCATGCAGTGAAAGAGGTGGAGATCAGTCCTGCAACGATGATGATCACCCGTTCAGTGAGTACGCTCTTAACGAAGATTATCGGAGAGAACACTTCTCTCGAGGAAATACAGCTAAACGACATGTTGCTGTACCGAAAGAAATTACTCGAGGGTGAGTTTAAGGCCAGAACTGATGGGCAGCGCACCGTCAGAACGGTTAACGCATTCATGGGGCAGTTGTGCAGAATGCTTAGCTTCGCTCATCAGAGTAACTACATTCAGCACAAACCTTTTGAGAACATAAAAAGTCTGAAGACATCTGAACTCGATCCGGATCCATTGCTGAAAGAAGAATTTCAGGAGTTATCGAAGCACTGGCAAGGTCAGCATTTGAATCTCTGGACGTTTGCCGTCTATACCGGCTTACGCCATGGTGAACTGACCGGTTTGGCCTGGGAGGATGTCGACTTAGTGAATGGTGAGGTCCATATAAAGCGTACAATGACGCTCACGAAGAAATTTGGACCTCCAAAGACAAAGTCAGGGATAAGGACAGTAAAGCTGTTAAAACCGGCGCTGGAAGCGTTAACGAGGCAATTCGAGCTTACTGGTAACAAGGAGCCTGCCGAGATCGACTTTTATCACCGCGAACGCGGAAAGATTGAAAAGCAAAAGTTAAGATTCTGCTTCGTGCCCAATTATGATGAAGGGGAAACGAGTACGCATTATTCTCAGAGCACGATTAACCTGACATGGCCAGGGGCCATGAGAAAATCAGGCGTAAGGTACCGTTCCCCCTATCATACCCGGCATACATATGCCTGCTGGTTGCTATCAGCTGGTGCAAACCCTTCGTTCATTGCCAGCCAGATGGGGCATAAAAATGCGCGTATGGTTTATACCGTCTATTCAAAATGGATCGTGCGTATGAACGATGACCAAGTAGACATGTTGAATAGGAAAATTTAGTGGAATGCCCCCACTGCGCCCCCGGCGTTAGGTTTATTGGAATATTATCCAATCAATACAATAACTTCAGCGACTGGCTTTTAATAGTAGCCAGATAAAGACCGGCGCGCCCAGCGTTGCGGTGACGACACCAATCGGCAGTTCGGCTGCCGTCAGGGCAAGCCGGGCGATGATATCGGCCACCAGCAGCGTGGTCGCCCCGGCAAGGGCCGAGGCAGGAAGCAGCGTTCGATGGTCCGTTATGCCGCACAGACGCAGCATGTGCGGGATAACCAGCCCGATAAAACCAATTGCCCCGGCCAGCGCGACGCTCACGCCCACCATCCAGCCAATAGCCACCACCAGCACGTTGCGCCAGAGTCCAAGCGACATCCCAAGCTGGCGGGCTGAGGTTTCGCCCAGCGCCAGCATATTCAGCGGCTGCGACTGGACGCACGCCCACAGCATGACCGGGATAAGCAGGAGCATCAACCAGCCCTGACGCCAGTCAACGCCGCCGAAACCGCCCATCATCCAGTACATCAGCTGGCGTAAATCAAAGGAGGTGGAAAAGTAGACCGCCCAGGTCATCAGCGCGCTACAGATGATCCCCAGCGCGACCCCGGCAAGCAGTAATCGGCTGGTCGAAAGGTGCCGCCGCGCGAAGCGCAGCAGAATGACGGTGATCAGCAAGGCACCGAAAATGGCGCTCAGGCTAATTCCCCAGCCAGAGAGTTCGCCCCCACCGAGCATGACGGCTGCAATCAGCCCCACGCCCGCGCCATTAGAGACGCCCAAAAGCCCCGGCTCAGCTAACGGGTTTTCAAACAGCGCCTGCATCATAGTGCCGCACAACGCCAGCGCGCCGCCGACGAGGATCACCGCCAGCGTTCGCGGCAGGCGGATTTGCCAGACGAAGAGTTGCCCGTCTGGGCTAAACCAGCTTTGCGGGGCCAGCCAGCGGTCTCCTGCGCACAGGCTGACGACCGTAGCGGCAGTCAGCAGCAGCACCAGCAGAAACAGACGGCGGATATCGGAGCGGTGCTGTTGGCGGGCGAAATCAAGCATAGGCATGTGTTATCAATGTGTAATGATATTGATTTTACGGCGGATTTAATCAATTGCACAAAGAAAAAAGGCCGCAGAAGCGGCCTTTTTAGTTAGTTCATATTACTCTGCTTTGGGCGTTGCGTTTTCGACACGGCTTTTTAACTTCTGTCCGGGTCTGAAGGTCACCACGCGGCGGGCTGTAATGGGAATATCTTCCCCCGT